ATATCAACAGTTAGTCCAAATTCAATGAATAAATTTAATATATTTATATTTATGTTTTCTATCTTATTTATAAGATTCATTACTATTGGTTCTCTTCCTTGCTTTGTGTTTGGATCGAATTCTTTAATAAATAATTTTTTTATCTTATCTGAATCATTATTGTTAATATATTCTAGCATTAAAAATAATTGATCATCATCATCTAAAAACATCTCTATGTATGTTTCATATTGTTTTAAATATTTCATATGATTATATATAATTTTATATTTATGAAAATTATATATAGTTATAATAAAAATTTAAAATTTAAAATGAAATATTTAAGATTATTTGAAAGATTGGTAAAAGAACCACCATTTATATCATCAGCAAGAAAAGGAAGTACTAATGCAGTAAAACAAGCATTAAAAGATGGTGAAGATGTTAATATGAAAGATTCAGATGAAAAAACAGCATTGATGCACGCTGTAAAATTTCCATTTGTTGTTGATGCATTGATTGAAGGTAAAGCAGATGTTAATGAGAAAGATAGAAATGGTATTACTGCATTGATGATGGCTTCTACCCCAACAGTTATAAATAAATTATTAAATGCTAAAGCAGATGTAAATATGCAAGATATAAATGGTGAAACTGCAATAATGAGATATTTGTCTTGCTTTTATGATTCTGGTACATTTATTTCAATATTAGAAAAATTTTTAAAATCTGGATTAAATCTTGATATTAAGAATAATGAAGGTGAGAATTTTTATGATTTAATGATGGGATTTAAGGAATATAATAGTCATAAACAAGATTATATAAATGATATTGAAATATACATAAACAATAAATTTCCAAAATATAAAAAAGATTTTGATTTAAAAACTGATATAAATAAATTCAATGTTTAATTATTAAATAAAGCCTGTAAAAAATACAGGTTTTATTCGTTTATAATAATCATATTAGTTTGAGAAATAGGTAATCTAGCAACAGGAACAACTGAATATCTACCACTTGTTGCAGTGTTTATTTCCTTTTTTTGCATAAATTCATAATAACCTTCTCTTACAGAAACTGTACTAATATCAATAAAAGAATATTCTGATATTATAAGTTCTTTATCAATTGATAATCCGTTATATAAAGTTGTTGTTTTTTCCGATGTATTGAATATTAATGTTTGCATTTTTTATTTTTTATATAAAAATAAAAAATAAAAGTTTTGTAATTATTTTTTTTTATATATATTGAAAATTCATCATATAAATGAAATATATTAAAAAATTTGAAATTAACATTGAAGATTCAATAAAAAAAATTCATGAAGATATGGCTAGAAAGATATTAGATTATAAAAAATATTATGATAAGTATGTTATATTTGAATATCAGAAGGATTTTTATCTTGCTAAATTTATTTTAATTGATGTGTTTGATCGTGTTGTTCTTGAAATTTATGAATATGATTTCACTAATTTTATTTTTAGCACAAAAAGGACTGATATATTAACAATTAATGAAATTAATGTGGTATCATCATATGATAGATTAGAAAATGCTAAAAATTCGTATGTATTATTATTAGACACAAAAAAATTCAATGTATGATAACTATATTTGAAAAATATAATACACCAGATTTAAGAAGAGTTGATGATATTTTGATGTGCATAAAAAATTATAAAGGTAAAGTTATAAATTTTGAAAAAGACAAAAGTTATAAAGTTTGCGGTTTTTATGGTAGTCCACAAGATGCAATAGAAAAATATAATATTTTAGATTATTTACCAATTGAATGCATTGATAAAGTCGTTATGTTTGATGATAAAAAAAATAAAATAGAGTTTAATGTGAATAGTTATTATAATCACTTACCAGATTTTTTAGATTATTTTTATGTTCCAGAATTTACAAATGATACACACAAATATAATATATAATTAATGAGAAAAATATTTGAATTTAAAGTTTTTGATATACTACAAGACAAAGAAAATGTTAAGTTTTTAGATAAAGTAAAAAAAGAAAATTTTGAATTATATACAAAATTTTTAAATTTAATTGGTAATAAAGGACTTGATGTAGCTAAGCAAAAATATGAAGAATTTGATCCTGAATACAAAAAAAGGATGAATGAAATAGAGAAAGAAATAAATAAAAATCTTAAAAAAATAGATAATAAGAAATATAAAGAAAAAGAGAATGAAAGAATATTAAATGAATATAAATCTGAAATTGAAGAAATTGAAGAAATTATTTATTCATCTGAATTATATAATGTTGATTCTTATATTTATAATGATAAAAATATATCAAAATACTTTAATGATTCTAATATAAAAACTAAGAATTCTAATGATTTTGATAAGTTGTTAAAATCTCCAAGTAATTTAGGCTATGAATTATGGGAATTTTTTCACACTGATACTATATTATATGAACTAAATAAAATAAATATTTATAATAAAAATACTTGGATATTGAAAATTCATCAGTATTACAATTTAAGTACAAAAGAATTAAAATATTCAATACATTTTGATACTGATATAATTGATGAGTATTATACACCAAATATAGATAAATCTAAAAATCCAAAATTTATAAATTATAGAAATTCAAATATCAATAAACTAAGTAAATACACTAGAATTGATATTGATATGGTTTATGAAACACTAGGTAAATATTCAAATATGCTAAGTGATAAATATTATAATGATTGGAAAGTTATAAATGATACTAGCAAATATAATATATAAAGAGATTTAAGAGACTTAACAATTAAAATGACTAACTCATTATGAATTATAATTAAATTGAATGGTCATCATTAAAAATAGTAAATAAAATAAAGAAAAGAGTATGATAACAAAGTTTGAAAAATTTAAATTATTTGAAAGCTCAGATAGTGCAAAATATGATTTGATTCATGATTTTTTAGATGATAGCTATATATATGATTATTATGATGAACATTATTTGAGTGATTATGATCAAAGTGATGTCGTAGATATAATAGAATCTAATCCAAATATAATATCAGGTGTTTTTGATAATGATAAATATATAAAAAGTATTATTAGAGATAGTATGAATAATCAAAATATTGGAGATTTCGATGCATATGAATATAAAGAATATATTAATAATCATTTAACAAGAGAAAAAGAAAACAAAATAATTGAGTTATATTATGATAATAATGATGATGAAAATATGATTATTAAAACAGAATATGATGGTATAGTATCGATTTCAGACGAAGACGGAGTAAAAACGGTTATGATTACTGAAGATGATACTACTGAGGAATATGAAATTCCTGATAATTTTAATATAGTAGTTGAAGAAGGTGATGAAATTAATTATAATACTATTATTGCAAGAAATGATGATATTGAATATGATTCTGATATGATAGATGACTTAGATTCTGATCAATTAAAAGATATAATAACAGATGAAAATGAAGAAGGTGAGTTTTTAGAAGAAACTATTACAAAAAGATATGAGGATAAAACTTTCATAGAAATAATGGAAGAAGAGAAAAGTGTAGATTCTTATGAAGAATTAATTGATAATATGACTCCTAAAAAATTTTATGAATATTATAGCTCTTTTATTGATATTGATAAACTTGTAAAAAATTATAAAAAATATGAAGATTCTGATAGTAAATATGATTGGGTGGAGTCTAAAATTCCAGATAGTATAGAAATTCAACATTATCTGATGGACAATTCTAAGGATTCAAATAATCTTACTTTGCTGCTATTTGAAATATTTGAAGATAAAGGTGATCACTCAGATGATATATCAGATGAGTATGAATTTCAAAAAAGATATATAGAAGAATATATAAAGGAAAATGGATATGATGATAGTACAGAAGATGAAAAAGGAGATTTGATAGCTGAAGCTTTAAAAGATTTGAACTCCAATTTTGTATTAGATTCTCAAATAAAAACAGAATTTAATAAATATATGTTTATTGTAGATTCTGATAAATTTAATATGTAAATATGATAACAAATTTTAATATTTTTGAAAAAATTGATTATTATGATAATAATGGTAACCTTATATATTCGAATAATAATGGTGATGTTATTAGATCTAATAAACCGAATGTTAATAATTATAGTGATGAATTTTGGAAATTTATAACTGTCGCTAATTGGAATAAAATAATTAAAACTAAGGATGAATTTGAAAATAAAGATAAAGAAGAAGAATTAAAATTGAAAATAAGAGTATTCAAAAATTTTGAATACGATACCATTATAAATTTTAGAAAGGAATATGATAAGTTAACAGAAGAACTTTATTTATATTTTAAACCTACTTGGTTAGATAATAAATATTCAACCTTTATGCCATCAGATGACGGATATTTTGACTTAATAAGTTCTGTTATAGGAAAAGGAGAATTTTTTATTAAGAGATGTATAAATAATCACAAACTATTTGCTGATATGGCTAAAAATAATGAATATGTAGAAAACTTTGGATATATTTTTCAAACCACTTGGAAAGAATATGATGAAATTAATACTAAATATTATCCTTTATATAGAGATTCTAAAAAATTTAATTTATAAAAAAAGAGTAGATTTTAATCTACTCTTTTTTATTACCATTGATGATCTGATTTATTATTTAATAATTGATCAAAAATTCCATCAGAATACATAAATTTTTTATCTGACTTTATTTTATATAAACAAAAATCATTTCGTAAACAATTATTTTTAGCCAATTTAATATAATCAATATAAATTGATTTAGATAATGCATAACTATGTGCAAACATTTTTCCTATTATTTTATTAATTCCTTTGACTTTATCATCTCTATATAAATCTATCATTACATTATTTTGTTTATTAGCTCCAATTATATTATCAAAATAAAAAATTTCCCATTCATTATTTTTCAAAAAATCAAAACAAATATTTAAATGATATTCTAAATTTATCTTAATGCTAAGATTAGTTTGATTAAAACAAATATCATCTTCAAATATACAAATTTTATCATACTTATTTTCAATTGCATCTTCTATGCAACTAATATGAGATGATTTGCATGACTCACTTGATATTGGTAAATCGTAATATGATATTTCATTTACAATTGGAATAATTTTTTTATATTTAGTAATATTTAATATCTTAAACATACTCATAATATTATCATATCTATCTACTCTATTGGGTAAGTTAATAAAATATATCATATCAAAATAATCAAATTGATTATTCATTTGCTCCTACTATTGTCATTTTATCATATATAAGTCTTTGAGTATAATCAGAATTGACAAATAATTCTTTAGTATATTGATTATAAACATGAGTTGATGATGTGAAATCTAATACTCCATTAATATTAAAATTATCACAAACATTATTCATTGTAAAATTACTTCCAATTGTATTCTGTGTAAAATTATTTCCAATAGAATTGGAAATAAAATAATCTCCAATACTATTGGAAATAAAAGAATTTCCAATAGAATTATTATTAAAATCGCTATCAATATTATTACTATTAAAATTACTTAAAATGATATTAGTTGAAAAACTACTTCCAATTGTATTCTGTGCAAAAGAATTTCCAATTATATTCTGTGCAAAAGAATTTCCAATAGTATTCTGTGCAAAAGAATTTCCAATAGTATTAGAATTAAATTCACTTTCAATAGAATTATAATTAAAATAATTTCCAATTATATTATATTTAAAATTATTTATAATAGAATTATTTTTAAAATAACTTCCAATATTATTATAATCAAAAGAGTTTAATATTGTATTATAATTAAAATGACTTTCAATATTATTATTAGTAAACTCATATTTGATAGTATTATAATAAAAATAACTTTCAATATTATTATTATCAAAATAGTATATAATAAAATTATTATTAAAATCTGATTTAATTGTATTATTTTGAAAAGTATCACCAATTATATTAGAACTAAAATTACTTTCAATTATATTATTAACAAAATGATTATTAATATTATTATTCTGAGTTGAATAACCACCTACTCTTGCCATGTTTATTGTATTATTAACAAAATTATATCCATGAATTACAGTATTAAATGTAAAAATATTATTATAATTATCAGGCATAATAGGAGTTATTGTGTTGTTGTAAGCCGATATATAATTGTCCCAATCACTCCATATATTATAATCTACATAATTAGAATTACATGGTATATTAACATAATTAGAATTTATTCGTAAATTAATAGAACTATTAGCTGAATATCCTAAATAAGTTAGATTTTCATATGGAAAAATTATCCAATTTACTGTATCTGAATAAATATCTAGATTTGTTAAATCATCATTGTTATTATCAATTAAACTAATAAATATTATGTTATTATAAGTGACTATATCATTAACATTATATGTAGTATTTGAATCCCAAATATCAGTTACTTCTATTTGCCATCTACGAAACTTAATATGTCTAAAATCAAAACAAATATCATTATTCTGAAGAGTATCAATTCTTCTATAAATATAACCCTTTGTACAACCAGGCGCTATCTGTTGATCATTTATATAATTATAATATATTACATCTTTAGGATATAATGATGAATATGATTCAGGGTTTAATGTATTAATTCCACTTGCTGTGACTAATAACGGTTCTGTTATTCCTGAATTTATATCACTTGTGTATGTTATTCTATGTACTGTTTGATAATCAGTTATTAAATACAGGGATCCAATATTCAACTCATTATTATTGATTAAAGTGGTCAATTCACTATAAGTCACATTAGTAACAATACTTCCTGTTGATGAACCGCCACCTGTACCATTTACTCCTGATGTACCTGATGTACCTGATGCACCATTTACTCCTGATGTACCATTCAATCCTGATGTACCATTAGAGCCAGTACCAGTAGTACCAGAGAATGCATACACTTCATTAAAATTGTTATTTATTTTAATAAATGATTCTCTTAAATTATCTCCAGTGCCATCATTTGGATAAGTACCGATATTAATTATTTGTTTACTCATTCATAATTGTTATTTTTATGTGTGAAATAAGTTAAAAATTTATTTTATTTATAACACCATTCATTGAATAATTTATAAATCCAGTTACTGTATCACCTTCGATAGTTACTGCAGATGCGATAAATTTATAAACATCAGTTGGATTTACTAATGCAGGTTTCTTCAAATTGTAAGCTTCTTTAGCTTTATCAACATCAACTTGATTTGCAGTGTTGCCAGATTTTATTAAAGCTAAGATATCATTTTTAGCTGCGGTGTCTCCACTGTTAGTACTTGATAATATTTTTTTCTGATCTTCTGTTGGAAATACTCTATCTTTTGGCATCCAAACACCTTCACTTAGGGATATTAAATTTGTCATTTTATTTTATTTTTTTTTGTATATATAAATATTATATAATTCTAATATTAAACTATAGAATCTGCTGTTATTGTTGAATTTGCCACAATTAATGTTGAATCTACAGTTATCATTGTTGAATCTACTGTTAATGTATTACTATATTGAGGTTCTACTATAATATTAGATTTCTTCCAATCTGGATTATTTATTACTTTTATTTTTATTTTATTTCCATTTTCATATCTAAAATCTAAACTGTTTATAAAATAAAATAAAAAAGAATGTATTAAATTCATATTATTCTTATTCTTAGATAAATAATCTAATAAATTTGTACTTTTTCCGTTTCCACGGATTGGTAATGGAATTTTATTAAAATCAATAGGATTTTCTTTAATAAAAGATAAATTATTATTATCTAAAAATGTTACAATATTGGTATGTACTCCTGTTTTTATTTTAAAATTTACCCAATTATTATTTATCCAAACTTTTGCATGTTTTTCGATATTATTCATGTTTATAAATTATTTTTTATTATATATAAAAATAAATAACTAAATAAGTAACTAACATATCATCAGAAATTTATTTAATAGTTAATAATTATTAATTATATTTGTTGACATTCTGATTTGTTGTGAGTAAGAATGTTATTTGCTATATATGTACCTAATTCAGTAGATATATTAATTACATCATGAGGCGAATTATTAAGTTTTATTTTTTCAATAATTACATCATTATTGTTTATGTCTATTAATTTATCACCTAATTTTAAATTATAACCATTAACTTTTTCAATTAATCCATTTTTTCTTATTAAATGATTGTGTGATAAAGATGACTCTAATAATTCATTATTTATACTAATTGTTTCATTTGCAACATGTAAGCTTTTTCCAATTACTTTTGTCATAACTAATTTATTATTATCAATTGTTAATAATTCATCTCCTATTATAATATCTTTTAATTTTTTTGTGGTATTATCAAACATTGTTATTAATGTTTCTGGTACTAAGCATATTAATGGAGATATAATATTTGATTCTACTGTGTTCCCATTACTATCTGTTACAGTAGATGATATGCCATAATTCATTCCAGAAATTTCTGCATAGTTAAATATTTTAATTGTTGAGCCTCCATCAATAGAAATAATTCCTTCTGACGGATTAGTGACAAAACAGCCGACACAACTTCCACTTGTGATTGTTGATGTAAATGAATAATTATAGTTAGGAGAACCACCAGATATAATTAGTTTTAGTGTATGATTATTAATCATACTCAATTCTGCTTTTAATTCTTTTTTAGTTGTTGATGTTGTAGTTGAAATGCTATTTTCTATTGATTCAGAAAAAGTCGAAATAATAACTGTGGTTGTTGATGTTGTGGTTGTTGTTTCAGGAACTATAGTAGTAGTTGTTGTGGTAGTTGTAGGTACAAGAGTTGTAGTTGTTGTGGTTGTAGGTACAAGAGTTGTAGTTGTTGTGGTTGTAGGTACAAGAGTTGTAGTGGTTGTGGTTGTAGGTACAAGAGTTGTTGTGGTAGTTGTAGGTACAAGAGTTGTTGTGGTAGTTGTAGGTACAAGAGTTGTTGTGGTAGTTGTAGGTACAAGAGTTGTAGTTGTTGTGGTTGTAGGTACAAGAGTTGTAGTTGTTGTGGTTGTAGGTACAAGAGTTGTAAATGTAGTTGTAGTAGTTTCTGATGCACTTATAAAAATTGCATTTTTTGGATATATATGATTATTATTTTCTATTATAGTATTATTAAATAAGTTTGTACTCATTTTTAAGTTTTTTACTAATGAAGAATTGTCTTTTGGTTCATAATTATTATTTTCCATAGTCAAGTCATTATTAGATTCATTTAGAGTATAATTGGTTGGATTTAAAATTGAATTTGGACCCAATATTATTTTTCCATTTGTTTTTGAAAAATTAATATAATATCTATTTGTATTATATTTAGATTTTAAAACGAGTTTATTTTTATTCATTATTAAAAAGTTTATGATTTTTTATTATATATAATTTTTTTATTACGATAAATTTGAGTAATTTTAATAAACTTTTTGAATGACTCAATAAGATATAATATATAGGTTATAAAAATATTTTTAATCTATGAAATGTAAAGTTATAAATTCCAATAAATCAACATTGGAAGAGAAAATTAATGATTGGCTTGTGAATGAGAATTTTGAAATATTTAATGTTGTTCAAACTCAAGAAAGTGATTATATAACAATTACATTTTTATATTATGATAAATTAGAATTGAGAAAAATGAAATTGAAGAAAATAGAAAATAAATATTAAGTAAATGGAAATAAAAATTCAACTTGAAAAAGAATTAATAATTGAAGATGTTGTGAGTACACTAGTATCAGAAGATGATTATTCTAATATTATAGGTGAAATAACATCTTATGATGTAACAACTGGTATAGCTATATGTGAATTGTATGAAAAATAAAAAACTTTAATATAAAAAAGAGAATCAATGTGATTCTCTTTTTTATTTTTATGTTATTCTTTATCAAGCTCAGAGTCAAATACATGAGAAAAATCTTTATCTTCTTCTTTGTCTTCTATATTTTCTTTTATTACATCTACTCCTGTTTCTGTTCGTTTGGTTTTAGTGGTTTGTTTTGGATTATAATTGCCAGTAAAATCAGTAAAACTTAATAAGTTTTCTAATTTTGTTTTCATGATTATTAATTTATTTTTATTATGTTATATATAAAAATAAATTAACACATTTTTAATAAATAATATTCAAATAATTTATATATAAATAAAATCAACAATATGAAACATCTGAAAACATTTGAAAATAAACCAAATGAGCCAAAAGTAGGAGATTACGCTATTTTTGACTGCCCTATAACATTTGATGGAAAAATGCACAATCTATATAATTATACTGTTCATAAAATTATAAATGTATATTGGGATTCATATGAAACAAATCTTGGATTTAGGATAAATAAATCTTATCTGTTAGATTTTTCAGGTAGCAAAAAAAGATTACAGCAATTTGTTAAAATTAAAAAAAATACAGATAAATTTAATATATGAAACATCTAAAAATGTTTGAAACATTTACAAATAAAATAACAATTGGAATTGATATTGATGGTACAATATGTGATTTTGTCAATGCATACAACACCTTATATAAAAAATACTTTCCAGATAAAGAAATAACTCAGGATCAAAATTGGCATTGGTATGAAACAATGGACTATAATGGTGAATCATCTAAAACTTGGTTTGATAATAAAAAATCCGAAGTTTTTGATATTGCACAACCATATAAAGGAGCAGTTGATACAATTAATAATATATACGACTTCGTAAAAACTTATGGATTTACTTTAAATATTGTAACTAAACAACCTACAGAAGAATCAAAAGAATCAGCTAAAAAATGGTTAGATCATTATGGATTCAAATATGATGATATTATTTTTGCTAACTCATCAATGGATAAATGGAAGTATGCTGATATATTAGTAGATGATTCTCAAAAAGTAATTGGAAGCAAACCATTAAGTAAAGTGTCAATTAAAATTGAACATCCTCATAACACAGAAATTGAAGGAGATTTTAATATAATGGAAATTAGTAATTTGACAATTGATATAATGAAAAAAGCAATTTCAAAATTAAAAAATAAAACTACGGTGTGAAATATATAAAAATGTTTGAATCATATGAAAAATTATCTGATGCTTGTCGTGAAGGAGATTTGAATGTAGTAATAGAATTCATAGAAAATAAAAAAGTTGATGTGAATAATATAAATAAATATGGATATTCATCATTAATATTAGCTGCAGATAATAATAGAATAGATATAGTTAAATATTTAATTGAAAAAGGTGCTGATGTTAACTATCAAGATGCCTATGAAAGAACAGCATTACATTATGCTGCTATGAGAAAGAATATTAATATCATTAAAATATTAATAGAAGCAGGGTCAAATTGGAACTTAAAAGACGATAATGACGAGGATTTTTTATTCTATATTAAAAATACCAAAGTTTACATGGATATGATAATGTCTGAATATACAGAACAATATGAAAAATATCTATCAATAAAAAATTCAGAAAAATTTAATCTATGAAAAGTTTTGATCAATATATTAATGAAAATAGAGCATATGGAAAAATAGGCAAATCTAATGGTATGGATTTTAATTTTTTTATATTATTAGAAAATGTAACAGAAGAAAAACAATATGAAGCATTTGATGAATTTAATAAATATGCAAATTTAGATCAACATACTATAAAAAATTTATTGATAAATAAATCCGATATTGAATATTATAAAGATTCTGATATCAAATGGATATGGTATATTAAAGTATATGAAAGTTGGAGTGATTCAGAAAATCTAAGAGATACAATAGATTTAGTTAAAATGAGATCATTTGATATTCGTAGTCATGATAATGTTATTATTCCATTAGATGAATTTTTGAAAATTGGATTAAAAGGTGCAGAAGAATTATTTAAAATAAAAAAAGACGCAAATAAATTTAATATATGAAAAAATATGACCAATTCATAAATGAATCAAAAGATATATGGCAAAGAGAACCAACAAAAGATGAAACATATGGTGAGATTTTTTATATAAAAAGGCCAGAATTTCATACTGGTGTTTATGATGGTGATATAGTTAAATTAGATAAAGAATATATTGAAAAATTAGACTCAGTATTATATAATAGACATAATGAAAAAAAGACGACTGACAAATTTACTGATAATGATTATAGTAAAGAATATGTGCTAGTTAATTATGAATGGTATTATGGGTATGCATTAAGAAATTCACTATCTGATATAGATGAACACGATTTCTTTGCATGGGTTCCAACAGGATATATTAGACACCTAACAGACGAAGAAATGAAAGATTATCTATATAGAAAAAATATAGTAGATACTACAAAGAAATTTAATCTATGATATATTTAAAAGTGTGAGTCAATTTTTATAATAAAATTGACTCACACTTTGTATTCCAGGCGGGATTTGGACCCGCAGTGTGTCATTAACTGTATTAGATCCTAAATCTAACGCGTCTCAACCAAGTTTCGCCACTGGAACATTTTTTGTAACTGAGATGGGATTCGGACCCACAAAATTCACCTTTTGAGGATGACATGGTTACCAATTACATCACTCAGTCATTATTGTACTGATGGTGGGACTTGAACCCACATTCTTACTTTGTTCAGAAACAGTTTCTTAGACTGCCGCGTATTCATTTCGCCACATCAGCATTTTTTTTGTATTCCTGGTCGGACTTGAACCGACACGGATATTACTATCCACAAAATTTTAAGTCTTGCATGTGCTACCAATTTCATCACAGGAACATTTGTACTCTGAGCGGGATTCGGACCCGCATCGTTTCTAATGTAAAGGTTTTTAAGACCTTCGTGTATCGCCAATTCCACCATCAGAGCATTTTATTATAAAAGAAAAAACCTCAGTCAAATAAATGACTGAGGTTTTTAAATATGCTTATATTATTTGTTACAATAGATATGACATAATATTCTCAGTCCGATTATTCTGTAATAATAGGTTTGAGAGTAGCAAGTTCATTATGTTATTGTAGTTTTTCATATCAGTATATATTATCTTAAAAATGTGATTTTTTTCTATTTTTATTATGTAGTACAAAAGTACAAAAAAGTTTTCAATTTACCAAACTTTCATGTAATTATTTTTAATTATTTAGGCTAACTTCATCAATACCTATTGATTTCAAATATATTAGGCATTCAAGTTCAGTTTTAAATTTTATTGGTTTGTATGAATTATTATAATCTCCTTTGATTTTTCTTATTTTTTTAAAGTTTTTATAGAAATCTTCATTATCTACTTTATATATTACGTCATGATCATCAAAATAAGGATACTCATAATTAAAATAATTGTAATTAAATAATGAGACGTATATTTGTTTATTTCTTGTTTCTACGTTACATAGCAATCTCACATTTTCGTATAATTTGTCAGACATTTGTTCATGTACAGTTTTCATTTCTCTTGATAATATTATATCTTTGCTATAATCAATCATATGTTATTGAGATTTTTTAATTTTTCTTTTCTTATATTAATATTAATTAATTTATCTTTCAATATATACAATTCTCTTTTTAACTCAATAATTTCATTAATAGCTTCTATATGATTACAATTAATTCCATAATTGCTATTGACAATAATTTTAAGTCCGAATAATGAAGTTTCTATTTTAATTATTCTATTGTAAATATCTTTTGATGTCATTTAATTCTTTTAATTTTTCTTTTCTTATTCTATTTAATTTTAAGTTTTTTTCAAGTTTTTTTATTTCCTCTTCAAATTCAACTTTGCTATTATATGATTCCAAATATTCATCATTACTAAGTGAATAACGATTCATAAGTATTTTCAATCCGAAGATTCTATTATCAATGAATAATATTCTATTGCATATATCTTTTGATGTCATGATAGATTATTTAATTTATCTCTTCTTATTGATTTTTTGCTTACGTATATTGGATATGTGATTGCGTTATATGATTTAATCATTGGATTTAGTATATTCTTAATATCAGAAAAATTTTCAACAAAAAAATTAATTAATGTATTTTCTTTGTGTATTTCTAATACATTTTCAAGAGGTTTATAAAAACATGTAATATCAACTGGGTTGAAATCATAATCATTTGAAGAATCAAATTCTATTACATAATAATAATCATTTGGATCATTTGTCTCATTTGCATATATGCATTCATATTTCCAATTCCAATTTCCATCATCATAATTTTTATTCATCTCAAATTATTTCTCCTCTTTTTATTTCTGCTCTTCTATTTATCAAATCTACTTTTTCTTTAATGTTATTTCGTACTTCATTCTTAGTGAATATTTCAGATTCAATATGACCATATATTTCAAATAATAATTTTGGCTCAGTTTCTACTATTATAGGTCCAAAAAATAAATATTTATTATATTTATTATGAGTAGTGCCATAGTAAAAATATGTTTTATTTCCGTATTGGTTTTCACCTTGTTTATATTTGTATGTTTTGCCTTCATATGAAATTTCTTTATAGTCTGGCTCTTCATAGTCTTTGAATATAAAGGTTTTATTGTTCAAAGTTTTAGTTATCATATTATAAGTTATTAGTGTCTAAAATAGCTTCTGCTACATGAAAATAATCAACTGATGTCATATCAACTTCAAATGTTGTTTTATCATCTCTGTAGTATTTTGATTTACCAAGAAACCTACGTACTCCAATAAAGTCTTTTTTTATTTTAGATTCAAAAACATCACAATCAGGATAAAGTAATTTTACTTTAACTAATAATTCTTGTGTTATTTTATATTTACTCATATTTTTAATTTTTAATTTATTCTGATATCATAATATAGTTCGGTAAAATCACATAAAATTATATGATTTTACGATTTCTTCTTCCATGATAAATTTAATCAAAATTTGGTTTTGTGAATATTTCTGCTTCAAATCCTAATTTCTGTAATTTTATTACCATTTCTTCTGGTGTGACTGGGGTTTCTCCGTAGTAGTACATATCGCCTTCACCAGGTTCTTCAATTTCCAAATCATCTAATATTGGAAAATCCTCAGTAAAATGTTGATCATACATACATTCATCTTTTTTTATCCAAACTGATATACTTAATGGACATGTCCATTCATCCATATCTTTCAACCACTCTACTGTATTTGATACTTTGAGCGTAAAATCACATTTTTTTACTTTCATAATTTATTTTTATATTTTTTGTATGATTCTGTTGAAATGTCACCGTTATTAAACATTTCATCAAGAATATCTTTCTTTCCGTCATTAGAGATTTTATATAATTGTGATATTAATACAACTATAACAAAAATAATAAGTAATCCTACATATATACCAGTTTGAAAATCCATAATTTATAAGTTTTTAAAAATTGTTTTTATATGATTATATTAAATACAAAGATAAAAAAAAATCCTTGCGTGTGCAAGGATTTTTCAATTTATTTTAATATTATTTTTTAGACTTCTTCTTTTACATCTTCTTTTAATTCATTTGAATCATCTTCCATGACATTATCTAATTCAACTTCTTTTTTTGGTTTCCAAATTAAGTAGAATAAGCTTAAAGAGCCAAGGATAGAAACACCATATATAACATCAATAAAATTGAATGCTGTTTTTTGTGTTTTTAATGTATAATATGAATTATCATCAGTGAGTTGATTAGCTGCTACTGCAGAATAATCTTGTGTTGTTTTATAAACAACTAATTTGTATGATAATCCAATAGAAATTAATAGAAGAACAACTAACAATGATTTGATTATTTTGTTTCTCATTATCGTTTTGATTTTGTTGAAGTGATAGCATTCATACTCTTCAATCCATATAATTCAAGCATTGAAAAATTTCCACCAGCGATTGTAAGATTGTTTGGGATTTGAAGCTTACCATTTTTTACTGCATCTGCAAATGCTAATTTTATAGCAATGTCTGCATCAAGATGACTCTGTGCTTCAATTGATGCTTTTGCTTTGGCAAACTTATTAGCTGCAATTACTTTATTCTCAGCAGTTTTAATGTTCATTTCAGATGAATACTTTTCATTAATTGCTGCTTGAATACTAGGATTAGAATAAGTAAATTGTCCAGCAGAACCAATGTTCATAATTTTGATACCATATAATGCAAAGTGTTCTGTTACATCTTTTGACATTTGAGAGAAAATAATACTTCTATCGTTCTGTCCTCCTGTTAAGTTTCTATCACCAAATTGTGTAGTTAAACTTTTTTGAACATATCCTCGAACATCAGTGTCCATCAAGTCAGCTAAAGATCTTCCACTATATGAATATAAGAATAATGTGGACCAATCTTCTGGAATAGATGCTGTTACTGTTATACAAACTGCAAATCCAATTGATTCTTTAGATTCTACTTCAATTGCGTCATTTGATGCTTTATTTGATCCACCACCTGCACCATTCCATTCACGTGTAACAGGAGTACGATCTACAATAATAACTCTAACAGATGGAATCCATTCACCACTATTTGACATCCTGCCTGTCTTGTGCCATTGTGTTGGAATGTAAATACGTTTTGCAACTACTTTGTTTTGTTCGAGATAAGTTTGGGATTTTAATTTACTTTGATTAACTTGAGTTCCATTTTCTAATGGAATTACATAAGCAGTTTCATTTGGTTTAATCTCCTGATACTTTTGTACCTGATAAGGTTTCATACAAGATGACATTACTGCCAATACAATCACACATACTAAAATCAATTGTTTTTTCATACTTTTTTTGTTTTTGTTTTTAATAATAATTATTATTTGTTTTTAATTGAGATACAAAGATAATTCGTTTATTTGTATTTACCAAACTTATCATCAATTATTTTATATAAAATAAAAAATAAATTATTTAATGGCTAAAATAGAAAATGATAAATACTATACTCCGATAGAACTTTCAAAATATTGTATTGATAAAACTTTTGAATTAGTTGATAATAAGAACATTACAGATATTATTGAGCCAAGTGCTGGTAATGGATCTTTTTCCAATCAATTAAATTGTACGTCGTATGATATTGAGCCAGAATATGAAAATATTATTAAACAGGATTATTTACAATTAAACATACCGTATAAGAAAGGTAGATTGATTATTGGAAATCCTCCATATGGAACAAAAATGCACTTAGTTAATAAATTTTTTAAAAAATCTGTAGAACTGGGTGATTATATTTCTTTTATTTTGCCTATTTCTCAATTTGATAATGTATCAAGCTTATATGAATTTGATTTAATATATAGTGAAGATTTAGGCTTACAATTTTATTCAGATAGAAATGTACATTGTTCTTTTAATATTTATAAAAGGCCAGAAAAAGGATTAAACACTAAACCTGATTTTAAGATGAAAGATTTGACTATTGTAAGAGAAACATTCAAAGGATATAATGAGATTGATGATTTTGATTTGAGAATGGTTTATTGGGGGTCAGGATGTGCAGGAAAGATATTAGCAAAAGATGATAAGAGATATGCAGGAGAATATAAGATTTTCATTCACAACGATAAATTGAAAAGTAGAATCATTGAAGTTTTATCAACAACAAACTGGAAAAAAGAATTAAAAACAATTGCAATGATGAGAATTAAAAATTTTCACATTTACAATGTACTAAAAAGAGAAATTCCTGAAATTTTATAATTTCAGGAATTTCAGTTTATATAATTATTTTTATTTCAAGCAAAGAGTTTTGAAATCATCAAGAATTTTATCTAATAAAACACTTTTATGAATCTCTTCATATACTTCTCCAGTTTCTGTGTCATATGGAATTGCATATACATCAAAATCACCATCCACAATTGAGTAAATACACACAAAATCATTTTCAATATCTTGAGAGCCAGGAAAATCTAATGACATGAACATTCTCTTTGCGCCATCTTTAAAATAATTCTTTACTCTACTGTAGCATGATTCAACATCACCACCCAATGCCAATGAATTCATTTCGAATTTACCATCACTTGTTTCTACAAATAATTGAAATGGATAATGACCATAACAATCTTCATTTTCAATTAAATCAATATTGACTAATTGTTCTACAAATTCTTTTACATCTTTCATATTATATTATTTTCAATTTTATAATTTATTATTTTTAATTTTAATTTTCTTACTGCAGTATATGTATAGAAATAACTATCACAATCAATTCTTTCAATTCTTGATTTTTCGATTTTTACTTTATCTGATATTACAGAAACTATTAAACCTGATGAATATGTTAATCTTATGTTATTAAAGTCACTAAGTATATTATTTACTGAGTTATTATTTTTATGCTTATAATATTCACATAAAAATATTATAGTACAATTTTCATTGAAATATCTATACGGATCTTTAAAATTATTATTATCTATTTTATTATTTACAAAAATTATTGTTTTTTCTTCTATATTTTTTGTAATTTTTTGTAATTCATAAAAACTAAATATATTATTCAGAATTATTATTTTATAATTCATTTTAAATAAATCTTCTTTGATCGTCATCAAAAACCATTTATTATTATGACTTAAATCCATTATAAACTCTATATATGAACCTTCGTATTTTTTAATCGTTTTTATTAAATCTTTGTATTCCATATTTTCAATTCTTGAAATACAAATATAAGTAAAATATTTCATATAAAAAAATAGTTAGATATAAATCTAACTATTTTTTATTATAAATCTCTATTTAATTTATCAAGTTTTATTTTTCTAACTTCTTTCATTGTGTTACTATATGAAAGATTATTTTTGCGTTCTGTCCATACTCTATTTTTGACATTATCTGATGAATTATCATAACATGACTTGCATATAATTGAAATCCATCCTTTTGTTCCTCCAATGTTTTCAGTTGATCCACAAAACTCACATACTCCTGCTGACATATTTTCAGCAAATCTAACCATTCCATCAATTTCAGAATTTCCTCCATCATAATAAAAATTAAGAGTTCCAAATTTCTCTTTTATTTGTGATGCAACTAATTGAGGAATTTTCTTATCATCAGATAAATATTCATTACTCATATCAATATAACTTTGAATAGAATAACATAGTTGATCTAATATCCAAAACCAACCATCTCCATGTTCAAATCCCCAACACATTGCAGTAGATTTCATATCACCATAACGATTTATGAAAATTTTAGGATATTTTTCAACTAAATAATTATCTAATTTTCCAGTCATATTATTTTACTTGTTTAAATACATATTTCATATAATATTCATCAAAACCATCCATCATAGTTGTAATAGAATTTGATTTGTTATCAGTTAATCCGATAATAGAATCAATCAAACCATAATTTAATGCTTCATCAGAATTTAGCCACATGTCTCTTTGACAGAAATCATGAATTTCTTCAAATGATTTTCCAGAATTTTTTGCCAGAATTTTGAATAGTAAAAAATTATATTTTTCAGTCTCCATTTGACTAATACGAGTATCATCTACTTTCCCACTATTTCCTGCAGCAACGTGATGTAACATAACAGTAGAATTAATTAAAGATGAACGTTTGCCTTTTGCACCAGATGATAGAAGAACGCTACCCATTGAAGCACACATTCCTAAATTAACTGTGGCTACATCAGGCTTAATATAATCCATAACATCAATTATACCTAACCCATGAATAACTGATCCTCCTGGTGTTGATATTTGCATTGTAATATCTTTTTTAGGATCAGAATCCTCTAAATATAATAATTGTGCTTGAATAATATCAGACATTGTATCATCCACTTCACCAGACACCCATAGAATTCTATCCATCATAAGTCTATCAAATACGGACAATTGGGTTACATTAAGTTGTCTTTCTTCTAAAACATGAGGAGATAAACCAAAATTCTTGACTTGATATTTTGTCACATCATCTACCAATGTTCCATTAATACCTAAATGCTTAGTAGCATAATTTCTAAATGCGTTTTTGTTCATAATTTAATATTTTAATTATTATTTGATTAATTGATTAGATACAAAGATACTGAAAATTTTTTAATAAACAATATAATATTAATAATAAACCTATAATTTAACAATAAACTAATATGATTTATTGTAAAATTATAGGTTTATTAGAAAGTTAATTTGAAAATTAATCTTCTACTGGTTCGTCAGTTGAATCTTCAGAATCTTCATCGTTAAGTTGAGCTAACATTAAATCTTTCATTTTTTGCATTCTTTCGTCAGCAAAAAGTGTTTTTACTTTTTCATCATCAATAGGATATGAAATTTCATTATCCAATACATGATAAAGATAATCGAAAGCTAAATCTTGTTCAGCTTTATCACAAAGAAAATCAATCAAAGCTAATTTATCAGTTTCATTAAGATCAAAGATTTTAACTTTTTTAACTTCTTCAAGAAAATTTTGTTGGATTTCAGTAGATGGATTAACCATTTCTGATAATTGTTCGGTAATGTTCATAATTTTTTATTTAATAATTTGTTTATTGTTTAGTTTTAATAATATATAAAGTTTTACTTTTATAATTTATTTAATTATTTTTTAATTAATATTCTTCTTCTTCAATTTCATCACCATTTTTATCTAAATTTGTGAAATCTTCATCATCATTAAGATCTTGAACTTCGGTAACTACAGTTTCAACGATATCAATATCATCGTATGATACTGGATTATCTTGAATAAGACTCTCTGCAAGTTCTTGAGCAAATTGTTCTACTCTTTCATAATCCGCTTCTTCTGATTCAATTGATAATGTCATTTGAATTTTGTATTCTTTTATTTTCATATTTTATTTTATTTTATTTTATTTTTAGAAATTTATTTTTTGTCTTTCCATACATCAATTTTGAATATTCTATGAGAAGGAGTAAATATATAATCACTTCCCGTACTTTCCCATACACCATTATTTCCTATTGCAGTCACGTTTTGTTTTAGTGTATATTCATTTTCATACTCAGCAGGTATAGTTATTATACTACTATCGTCAAGAAACACCGTTATATTATAATTCATAAATTTAATTTTTTCTTATATACTACAAGAAAACCAATAAGTTTATATTATTTACTAAATATTAAAGTTAGTTCATCAGTTGGATAAGGGTACTTCAATAATTGTTTTTTAAATATTTTAAGCATACTATCTTGCTTTGTTTTACAAACAGAAAATTGTTTATTTGAAGTATTATTAAATCCTGACAATGTATTATTATCAAACTTCAAATCCATTGTATTATCAGAATTTATTTTTAATTCTAATACAATATCATCATAAGACCCATCAAATCCGAATAGATAAGGGTAAGTAATAATATCATATATTTTATTACCTTCAACATCTTCTAAATGTGAATATTTTTTATCTGAAAATATCATAATTATTCTTCATAATAGAATGCAGCAAATGGATCCATTTTTATTGATTTTATTAAATCAAATTGCTTATCTTTTGATGTGTTATCCAATATAATTCTTATTTCAGGCGTATCTTGAATTAAAAAACCTCCAGTCATTAATATTTCTCCGTTTATCTCAATTACAGCAAGTCCATTTGTTCTTGATACTCTGTTTGCAAGTAATTCTACTTCTTCGTAACCATTAGATTCTGATGTGATGTGTAGTGCTTTCATATTGTTTTATTTGGTGAATATTTTTCTTCAAGACTATTAAGGTAATATTTATTGTCAGTATAATTTATGCTATAAATAGTAATTTTGTTATTATTATAACCAGTTATTTTAATATTAATATTATCGTCATTAGGAAAAAAAACTTCAATATTAACATTATCATGAATTTTTTTATAATGACTTTCTAACTCTGTGCAATATTTTTTATTATTATCATATCTTTCTTTTTCATATCTTGATATTTTATTCAACTCAGTTTTAATATAAATCAAATTATCATAAATACTACGTAAATAATTTTTGCTTGATACAGAAGTTCTCAATCTATTTATATTAAAAATATTACAATTTGAATAATATTTTATAACTGACTGATTATTTTTGTTTTTTTCAATGAATATATTAATACAATAATCTGAATCATTTAAGTTATAATAAAATGATATATAATTTTTATCAACACTACCAATTTCAATTTCAAATTTCTTTTTTAATATGTATTTTTTAATTATTTCTATTGTCTCAATATCAGTCATCATTCATAAGTTTAATAAGTTTTTCTTTTCTTATTATTTTAGTTATATCATTGCTAAAAGGCTGATATGATTCATTTTTTGCAATTGATAATAATTTTTTTGATTCTCCGTCATAATATAAATTTAATGCGACATGAGAGTTATTATTATTAAAAAATACCCAAATATCATATTTCGAATAATGTTCTAATGAAGTATCAAATAATTTTTTATTATATGATACTTGGTGGTATGATGGCTTTCTTTTTATTCTTGACGTGATATTTTTTGGTGAAAATTTAATAGTCATGTAATTTTTGAATAATTTACTTAAATATCCGTATGTCAAATCAACATTTAAATTATATGTTTTTTTAATATGATTATTTATTATATCTTTTATCACAATTTTATCAATTTCTCTATTTTGGATGTAAATATCCAATTTTATTATTTTTTTTAATAATCTTTTGAAATTAGATATAATTGTTTTTTCTTCACAAAAATCATTAAGAATAACAAATTCTAATCCTTTAATATCTGTAAATGGATGACAACTAAAAAAAGAGTATTGATATTCATTAGTGACTTCTATAATATATTCTGATTTGTTTATAACATACTTTATTTCTGCAAATGGAGAATATCTTACGTTAGAATTTGGTTCTCCAAAAATTAAATCTGAAAATTTTCCTGAATTTTTTAAAAAATTATATACTTCTAATGCTGTCATTATTTATTTTTATCTTATAAAGATAGTGTATTTATTTCTAATTGCCAAATTAATTATTCAACATTTTTTCTAAATCTTCAACACTTAACAATTTCACACCAATCTCTTCTGCTTTTACTAATTTTGATGTTCCAGCATTTTTGTCTTTACATACTAAATATGTCAAATTTTTTGATACACCAGATGCAATTTTTCCTGATTTTGAAATTATAATTTCTTCTAAATCTTTTCTTCTTATTCCAGTGAAGCAAAATGATATATTTTCCAAATCATCACCAACTATTTCTACATCAGGAACATCATTTGATTGTATTTTGATAGGTAAATCTTTAATAAAATCATAGAACTTATCATAACCTTCAAGATATGATTTTGCTGACTTATCAGAGAATCCTTTTACTTCAAGTATTTGTTCAAATGTAGGCTTACCATCAAAATGCATTAGTAACTCAATTTTCTTACTTCCTAAGTTTGTGAATATACATGTAGCGTGCATCAGTTTTGATAGTTTAACGTTTGTGACAGATTTATGAATTGACTCATAAACTATTGATGATTTTCTTTCACCAAATCTATCAAGTCTTTCTAATTCATCTGGTGTCAAATCTAATATCTGTTTAATTGTTTTGTAACCAGAATTATATAATTGATTAATAGTACCTTCTGATACATATTCAGCTTCAAGAATTTCAAAGAATGAAATAAGTTTTTTTATTTCTTGTTCTTCAGTTCCTTCTACCATCAATTCTACTTCATTTTCATTCCAGAAAACTTTTGAACTACCAAATGTAGGCATTTCAAATCCAGTCGCCTTAATAATTTTTACAATCTTTGGTATTACTCCTCCACTACGCATCACTCCAATTACAGAACCAACTCCTAAATCATTTATTCTAACAAATTTATAGTTATTTAATGTAACACGTGATACTGTGGCTCCATCTAATAGGATAGGTACAATTAAAGCTACTGGTTTAAGTAAGCCGTTTTTAGAGACTTCTTTTACAATTTCTAAAATTTTAGTTTCCTTTGATTCTGCCCATTCTGGGTTCTTATATGCTCTTGAATATGCAGGATTATTATTAGTTTCACGCCCAAGTTTTTTTCTAATGTCTTTATCATTTATATCAAAAACAAGTCCATCAATATCATATTCTTTGTTCCATTCAATATAAATATCATTTAATTCATCAAAATTCAAATCAATTGCTTTGAATATTTTGTATGGTACATTAGAGAAATTTTTGCAGATGAATTCTAGTTGTTCAGATTTATCTTGGGTGAAATCTTCACTTGCATAACCATAACGAATATGTTTAGCATTCTTTAAATCTTTTGATACTGTATCAGAATTTTTAAGTCCAGCAACCATATTACGAGCATTTTTAAATGCTTCTCCATTGTCTCTATAAAACAATCTACTATTAAAAACAGGCTTTGGTATAATGAATTCCCCAATAGTAAATAAATTAATTTTTTTACTATTATCATTTATCATTTCATAATGCTTATGCATAGTTTCTCCAATTATGCCATCACCTCTTGACCAAGCAAGTTGTTTATATTCATCTTTAAGAATTGACATTCCATCATATTTCGATGTACAAACCAATTCTATTTCTAATGATATTCCTTTGTTTGATAACCATTTGTGAATTTCCTCAATAGTATGAAATTTATTCAATGAATACATTGGAAATTTTAAATTTTCTTTTCTGTCTGGATTGACAGTTCCACTATCTTCAATTACACCAGATTCAAATATTTCATTGTCTGGATCCAAATTTTGAAATGTTGAAATCAATTTATCATATTCTGGATCACTTATTTCAGGTTCTCCATCACGATATTTCTGATTTAGTTTCTTAACTTCAACTGAAGCAGATTTAAACATACCATATTCTAATAATTGATAAATTTCTGATATTTTCATTTTTTATATTTTTTGTTTATGAAGTACAAAGATAAAAAAAATATCTTGAATAAAAAAATTATTCAAGATATATTTATTAAATATTTGATATTTATTATATTTTAACTTTTACTTGTTCTGTTTTATTGGTGACAGAATTAGAAATGCTATAAAATTCAGGAAAGTCTAATGATTTCTCATTACTAATGAATGAATCTATTGTACCAGGAGAAATTTCTTTAACGTAATTTGAAAATTTGTTAGTTGCATCTTGTATAGCTAAATGTCTTGTTTTCATTGTTGGAGTAAAATAAAACTCATCTTTGAATGCTTGAGACATTAATCCAATAAAATAACAGCAGTCTAAATAATTTTCTATTTTATCAGTTGATTCAAATTTGAATAATTTATTATATTTTTCTATATTTGTTATCATTATATTTTTATCATCTATGTCTAATACATTATCTATTATATATCTTACTGATGAATGTATAGTATTAGGTTCATGTCCTCTTGTGGTAATGATAGCAAATAATCTACCTTCTTTTAGAGTTGTTAAAAATGACTCCCATGATGGACCAAAATTTTTATTCTTTATTGATTTTTTAATATCATCAACAAGTGAATTATCTAATCTTGGACCGTTGTCTCCAAATTCAGAAAATGTATATTTAGTGTCTGATTTCCATTCATTATTATCAATATAATTATCTGGATATTCAAGTCTTATTTTAGAAAAATCTTGAATTGATATATCTTTATTTATCCATTTACCATTTTCAAAATGTTGAAAGTGTAAAGGAGTATTCATGATAAGTAAATTATCATCAATATCAAATATTGAATATATAGAGTTTTCTATACTCTGTTGTTCTAAAATAAATGAATTCCAATCTTTGACTTTTTTGCTCATTATAAATTGAATTTTTTTGTAGATTTATATAATTCTGTATCTTTCATATATTCAACTAAATCATTATATTCTTCATCAGTTATATTTATTGTTCCCTTTTGATAATTTTTTTTCAAAGTGTAATTTATATTATATCCTCCTGGTTTAAGTGAACTTTTATGTATACTATCTGATTTTATAACAAAATAAGGTGAATTTTGAACTTTGTGGTTTTTTCTAAATTCATCATTAGTATTTACATAATCATCAACTACTCTCATCATATTATCATAATATCTATCTACTTGATATTTCTTGCCATAATATTCATCAAAACTATATACTGTCATAATAAATTATTTTTTATTTATTATTATATATAAAAAAATCCATCTTAAATAGATGGATTTAAATTGTTATTTTTTTAATTCAATATTATGAGTTTTTATATACTCATCAAGTTCTGTTTTAGGTTTTAATAATTCAGTATCAAGAAATTCTTTATCAATTTTAAATAATTGAATATCATGTGAGTTTATATATTCAGTTATTTCTGAGTTGTCATCTTTCTTTAACTCTCCCAATATATTCCAAACAGTTGAATAATCATCATTATCTTTTAATTTCTCACTAATTAAAATATTAGTTACTATTTTCCTTTTTCTAATATCATCTGAAGGAATATTTTCGAGTATTTTTTGATATAATATTTCACCTCTAAAATGTTCATTTAAATTTTTAGAATAATTATTTGTATCAAATATCATAATCTTCATTGATAATCCTTTATGTTCATTAAATACATACCAATCTTTTTCTCTTTCATCCCATTCATCTTCTTTTACATTTTCATCTGGATCAGATTGGTTTTGACAATACCAATCATTTAGAAATTCTAAAAGGATTGTTCTATGCTCGCCTACATTTATATTTGGAAAAATTAGTATTTTATCATCTCTACAATCAATTGATAAACTAAGATCAACCATAAAATCATTTTTATATTGACTTTTTGATAATATTTTACCTGATTGAAATAAATAAGACATCAAAGTAGTATCTTCTTTTATACTAATTTCTTTTATTTTATTTTTTAATTCTTCACTATCATTAATTGATAAATATTCCATTTGATGAATAATGTCACATTTTTCATCTACATGTAATATAATATCTTTAGCATAACATTTTGCTAATTCATTTTGTGATGCATCTTCAAATCTATCAATTCTTTTTAAGATTTCTTCTTGTATGTATGCTAAACCATTTCTGGTCATCATACCGTCATATGCTTTTAGACTCATGATTATATGTTTATAGTATTTAATTTTTCTAATTTTATCTTTCTTAACTCTGAATATTTCACAAACCTTTGCTTTCTGAAACTATATCCGCGTAGTTCCAAAAAATTCATTTCGCCATAACTATTAATATCACGAAATGTGTAAACACCGCCAATTTTCAATAACGTCAAAGAAGAATAGCCTAATTCTACTCCAGTATATCTAGATGTATTATCTATACAAACAAATTTTTCACCTTTTTTGTAAAGTATTGATTTCATATTTAATCTTCTAATTTTTCACGATTATTTTTCAAATATTTATAAATGCTAACAAAAACTTTATTAAAACTTCCGATTTCACAGATAATTTTTCTATTTGATATAATCATTTTGACAAATTTTGATTGGTTACCAGTTAAATCTTTTATTCCTGATTCTTTGACCCAATTTGAATATATTTCATCTGATTTTTTATCTTTCATATTTTTTTACAAATATAATGAAAATAATTGATATAAAAAAATTATTTATTTTTATATCAATTAAAAATCATCGTAGCACCATATTGGAGTGTGTTCACCCATATAAGATCCTGCTGTATTAAATTCAAAGAATTCTAATGCTTCTTCTTCTGTCATTCCATCATTGATAAAAATTTCAATACATTTAGATACTGAATATATTAACCTCATTGAATTCATTTCTAATCCAATTACTGCATCATCCAATCCATCAGCAGATAAAATTCCTTCATCTGGATAGTTATTTATGATTTCTTCTAACATTTAATATTTATTATTTTTTATAAAAACTTAACAATTCCAAATAATGCCAATTGCATCGTCAGTTTCCCATCCTGAGCCTTCTTCTATTGTCAAATCACTAATCATCATCACTAAATCACCATTAAAAAGTGGTCCAATTTCAATATCATCAATATTAGGATATATTACTCTTAATTCTTCTATTTTTTCTATTAATTCTTTTACTAACATATTTTTTCATTAATTTTATTTAATTTTAATTTTCTATATTGATTATATGTTATGAATTTATTCATAGTATAACTACAACCTATATACCATAACTTTTTATAATTATCAAGATAACTCACATATGTTATAATATCATTGTGTATATTAATAATAGTATATGTTTTATATTTATCAAAAACACAAATATCGTTACTAATATAAGTAATTTTATCACCGTTCTTCATATTTAACAGAATTAATATTTTTTAATTTTTTTAATCTATTAATTTTAATAAATGGATCAGGAAAAACAGACTCAATTTTATTATATAATTCCTGTAATTTATCAACTGGAAAATTATCAAATTTTGGATCAAAGGAATAGTTAATACAAGCAAACTCATTAAAGGAATGTGGAAATATTCCATATTCTCTCAAAAAAAATGAATTAAACTTTTCATCAAAAACAAGTCCTTCAACTGTAGTTGGATGCAAAGTATATTTTTTAATCCTCCAATTACAAATTATACCATGTTTAATCCTGAATAATTTGTTCAGTTCATTGTATTTTAGTTCCCTTTTTAATTCCCTTTTTTTTCTATTAAATATATTCATCAAATAATTAATTTTCCGTTAATATGATCAAATTGATGTTGAATAGCTATGGCATTTAAATCTTTAAACGAAGACATTTTATAATTCCAATTTATATCATAATATTTAATCTTAACAATTGATCTCCTATTTATAGGAAATTCTAAATTTGGTAAGCTTAAACATCTTTCTTTGTTTTGAATAAAAAGTCCTTCTAAATATATTTCTGGATTAATAAATACTTCTTTTAAATCAGGATTATTAATAACAAATAAATTTAAGTTATGTCCAACTTGTGGAGCAGATAACCCAAATTCAAATTTGTGATAATTAAGAGTTTCAAACATATTTTTAATAAGTGAAAGCAAAAAAGGATTTTCCTTTTTTACATTTACATTTAGTTTTCTTAATTTTCCTGAGTTAGAATCATCATATTTGATTATATCTAAAATCATTTGCCGTGCTTCTTTTCTTTCTTTTTTTCTTTAATTTCTTCTTTTTCAATTTTCTTTTCAACTAATTTCTCAGAAACTGCAGTTTTGAAAAAATCTTTATATTCTTTTTTTGAACAATGCTTCCATCCTTGTTCAATATAAGATTTGATAGCTACAACATCATTAATGCTTGCGTCAGGTACTTTCTTAAAAGTGTCTTTTTTTCTTAAAATTTTCATATCCTATTTTATTTTTATTATTTATATGTTATATTAGATTTAATATATTTAGTTTTTCTTTTCTTTTTATTTTTTTGAATTCTTTGATAGATATAAATCTACTACTAAATATATCAACATGACCATTTTTATCATCTTTCTGAACACGTATATGTTCAGTTTCTGTTACACTTCCATAGTAGGAAAGTAAAACTTTATATGATTTGCTAATTGTTAAAAAATCAGTATAACCAACATTTTGAATACAAACAACTTCATCTCCTTGATTAAATATCATTAAAAATTAATTTATTGATTTTTTCTAATTTTTCTTTTCTTTTCTTAATTTTAAACTCATTTGGTGATAAAAAAATTATTCCTAATGGACTTATAAAAAATGAATTTATTTTGTCAGATTTTATCCTAAAATGATCTAAATTGGTTAATTTTCCTTTATAAATATAATGAATTTTATATTTTTTTCCAATTGTTAAATATTTATCATAACCTCCATCATTATTAATACATACAACTTCATCTCCTTGTTTATATTTTTTATCAGTCATTCCATCCTAATTTTTTAAGTTTTTCTACTCTTTCTTCTCTTAGTCTGTTTATCTTACGTTCTCTTGATTCAGTAATAATTGATGTTGTTGTAGCCATTATATAAGGAACAAATATATAACCTTGCTCTAATAATCCAGTTGAACCAGAAATAATATCATTTGTATTGCCACTTAATGACAAATTACTATAAAAATTTGGTGAAATTGTAGTTATACTATATCTTGATTTTACTGTTTTAATTGAATTCAATCTCTATACATTAATTTTTTATTGTAGTATATACTACTACATGTACCTTGACCATATGTCAAAGCAAATTGCCAACCGTTATATTCACAGATGTCAGACGGAAAATGACTTGTAAAATCATCAATAGATTCTGTTATTTCAGTTCCTTCTTTTTCTGCTAAATCAAACAACGAGTATAATAGTTGAGTTGGATATGGGGTACAACCATTTTTGTAACATTTGTCCCTCCATTCTTCTCCATTTTTTCTTATTATTCTATTGACTAAAGAATCAAAAGTTTCTTGATCATTGAACATTTTTTTTACTCTTTCAATGTTTATATTTTTGATATCTTCTTCCAATTGAATTACTTTTTGAAATTCAAGAATGCTTTCTTCTCCCTCAGGAGTTTTTAAAAATTTTAAATATTCTTCTAATTTTTCTGTAACACTTGGCATAATATTATATTTTTAATTTGTTTAATGTTTTTAATCAACCCAAAATCTAAAGTGATTATTTGTTTCTTCTGAAAACTCATCAGGATGTTTTGATAAAATTAACATCATAAGTTTTTTGTAATCTGTTTCATCTGTTGTTTCAATATATAATGTTGATGAGTATTTATTTTCATTTTCCCCATCTTCAACGTCAAAAATTATTTCTGTTACTCCGTATTCTTCTAGTTGTTCACAAAACATTGAAGTCTCTCTCTCGCTCCAATCTGAATATATCATATTTGCAGTGTAGTCAAAATCAACTAACTCTCCATAATATTTTCCGTATTTTTCACTTTTATTTTCTATCATCACAATTTTAATTTTTTAACTCCTTCTGTTGCTGTTTCTTTTATATGAGTAAAATTTTTAATATCTATACCAATATCAGAATCAGAAGGATCAATATAATATATAGGTGCTCTAAAATTTGCTTTATATAATAAATTTGCTGCAGGATAAACTTGTAATGATGTTCCAATTACAATAAGTATATCTGCTTCTTTTGTTATTTTTTCAGCTTTACCCATATTTGGAACAGCTTCTCCAAACCAAACAATATGTGGTCTTAATGTATCGCCATTTTCATCCACACTATCTGTTTGTATGTCAAAATCTTTTGGCCAATCATAAACAGTAAAATTATTAAATGCTCTCATCTTTGTTAATTGTCCATGAAGATGTAGAACATTTGTACTTCCTGCTCTCTCATGGAGATCGTCGACATTTTGAGTAACTATCTGAACATCATACTTTTTTTCCAATTCAGCAAGAAAGTAATGAGCTGAATTAGGTTCTACAGTATCTAATTGTTTATGTCTTTCATTATAAAATTTTAAAACTAATTGTCTATCTTTTCTCCAACCATCAATAGTTGCAACGTCTTTTACATCATATTGCTCCCAAAGTCCGTCAGAATCCCTGAAAGTTTGAATTCCGCTTTCTGCACTTATTCCAGCACCAGTGAATATTACTATTTTCTTTTTCATTATTTATTGTATTTCTTTTAATTTAACAAGTTTTTCTTTTCTTAAAAAATTATTTGCACTATTGTAATGATAAGAATAATGACTATTTTTATTTCTTTGATAATAAAACCAAGTTTGATCAGGTGGTTCATAATCCATATTTGACATAAATGATATTGAATCTTTATAGTCCTTCACATAATCTTGAACAAATGAATAATATGCAATATCATCAAGTCTTGTGGAATTTTTCAAATCCCAATATCCCCAACCTTTATCAATTATCATTTAAAATTCAATTGTATTTACCATTCTCAAGTATAAAGGTAATTTTTGATGCAATTCTTTTCTATATTTAAGAAAAATATCATTTATATTTAAAAAATCTTTTTTTTCAATAATTTTTACTAAATAATATTTATATTTAACTGACCATTGTCCCAATGTATTATCAATGAATGTGTTATTTTTTGAAATATTAACAAAATGAATAAAACAATTATCACTATTAATACAAACACACATTCCTACTGTTGTTTGACCACTACATAATGCATCATTTACTGCATTCATTTGACATCTAAAATTATATCTACATCTACCACTTTTTACTGTTATCTTTTTACCTGTGCTGATAACATAGTCTTTTATACGTTGAGTTGATTTTTTATCTAACATATTTATTTAATTTTATAATTATATAATTCTTTTAAATCCTTAGGAAAAGGTATTAAATGCCAAAATCCATTATCATCAATTGTGAAACTTTCTGGTATCATTGGATAATATCCCCATGTACAAAAGCCATTACATTCAACATTTTCACATGTATTTGTGAATTTATTTTCTATTCCCCATTCTTGTCCGCATAAAACACAAATCAATTTTTTTTCTGATATGTCAATAAAAATTTCATCATCTGATTTAGATATTTTTTTTAATTTATCTTTTCTTTCATATTTTATTGAATATATAAATCTATTAATTGTAGTCCAAATTTTTTTGTTGCTATCATTTAGTATTCTTACCTTACCAATTTTATGATCTAATATTTCATATGATTTACCTATAGTCAAATTACAATAGCTATTAGAACTATAAAATCTCATATTTGAGCAATAGTTTTCATTATCAAAGCATATATATGTTTTACCTACTAAACAATATTTATCTGATAATATGCTTCTTTTTAATACTTTTCTTTTTTCAAACTGATTTTTATCCAAAAAATCAGGATTATTTAGCCATTGCTGAAGTATCATATAATTTTTTTAATTTTTCTTTTCTTAAATATTGTTTATCTAATTCTGTTTTATTGTCTATTGATTCAGTAGTCCAATTTGTGACTTTTGGATTTTTACAGCACATTAAACGATATTCATATTTATTATTTAAAATACTTACTATTTTAATTTTTAAAATTTCGCCAACCACAATATCACCTATTTTATATTTCATTTAAATTTTTTAATTTTTCTTTTCTCATAGATTTAATATCTATTTTTGAGCATCTATCTACATATTCAGATTGAACAACTTGTGTGTATGTTTGATTATTAAAAAATGTATGTATTTCATAACAATTATTACTATTAATAATTCTTACTATTTTTGTTTTGAAACTTTCAAAAATGATAATATCACCTATTTTATATTTCATTTATATTTTTTAATTTTTCTTTTCTTATATAATTAATATAGAATTCTGATGAATTATCTACATTTTCACAACTCATAATGTGAGTATTATTTTCATCAATAAATCTAAATCTATAATAATGAAATAAATGTTGATGAATAATTTCTATTATGATTGATTTTGATTTTTTAGATTTATTAAAAATGATAATATCGCCAATTTTATATTTCATTCAATTGTTTCAATTTTAATATTCTTGCTTCTTTTTCTGAGAATATATTTAATTTTGTTTCATTAATGACGTATGTAAATATTTTATTTTTAGTTAATAGTATTTTATTATCAAGAGATATTGATTTTATTATTTTTTCAATATCAGATTTATTTCCATATTGTTCGTCAATAACTATACAATTTTTTTTATAATCATAATCCAATGTAATATCTATATCATATATTGGCTCACCATAAAAACTAGTTCCTGTGCTTTCTAAATATTCTCCTACAATTTTTTCAAATTTATGAGTCAAATTACATAAATAATTTTCAAGTAGTACCTCTAAAAAATCAGTTCCACTAAAATCACCAGTTTGTAAACGTAAGAAATTATTAAAGAACCAATCTTCGGCGTCAATTCCTGTTTCAGATGAAATTTTATCAATTGCTTTGATTTGTGAATTCGTATTTTTCCCTATCCAAGTCTTAAATACGGTTTCAAATTTTTTCATATAAATTTTATTAAATTATTTGAATTACAAAGATACAAATAAAAAATGATATAATAGAAGAAAATAAAAAATAGTTAGTTATATTTTTATATATACAAAAAAAGAAAAATTATGGCTCTTAAAAAATTTAATGAATTTGAATATATAAAAGAAAATATTCTTGATGACGAGGAAATAGAAAATACCACTAATGATGAAGAAATAGAAAATAAATGGGAAGTTAGAGTGAATGACAATACTGAATCATTTTGGGAATATAAACATGATGCTATTGATCAGATATTAGAAATTCTAGATAATCAAGGTATAAATAGTTTAGATGGATATAAAGATGAAGATAATTATGAACCATCAAAAGATGAATTGGCAGACCTTCTTGATAGTTTAGATGAATCAGATTTTTATGATATGATAGAAGAATTGAAAGAATTTGTAGTATATGATGATAATATAAAATTGATAAATATTGATGATGATGATGAGATTGAATTCTTAGAAGAAGAAAAAGAAGAATAAAAATAAAAAAGATTCATATATTATGAATCTTTTTTAGTTATGCACTCAAGTTTAATTTTTCTTAAAAAATTGTTATAATTTTTTGATGTGACTACATCCATTTTATCATATTTAAATTTTACACGTAAATCTTTAATTTTTGAATCACTTTTATCCCATGAATCCCAATCAAAATCAAGAAATCCTAAAATTTCGACAAATGAGAAATTTTTCAAAAAAGAGCAATATTTTATAGTACCATCTTTTTTACTATTTATAATTTCTAAATAATTTATAATAGTATTATTATTAATCATATTATTTATAATCTGAAATGGTTGTAATTCATCATTAACAGTATATAAATTAAAAATCATAATATCGTTTTTTATAGAACTACAATTATCAGTCAAAAAAGTATTATTAAATCTAACTTCAAATTGTGTTAGATAAATAGGCTCTACATCATGTAAGCTATTCAAACTATTAGAAAACTGTGCTATTGCCATTATAATTATTTTTTTATTATTTCAATATTATTGATGATATTGTATTGATGATAATTTTTTAATTTATTATCACCTTCACAAATATCATTTAATTTTTTAAGTTTTTCTATTCTGGTACTTATTAAATCATTACTCAGAATTCTCAATACATTTTCTTTTATCTCATTTCTGACATTTTCTGTATCAAATTCAAAAAAATAATAACTTAACATTTTTTCAATTTCTACTTTTTTTCTATTGAATGATTTAATTGATTCTACATTTATAGTAAGTTTATTACTTCCATTACCTACACCAATATTTATATCTAAGTTAATCATATTAATTTGTTTTTTTAATTATAAAAGAAAAAATAAAAAAAGTTTTATTTATATATAATTTAATTAATAGTAATAAAAAACATATTTTATATAAAATGAATGAAAATCTTAAATTATTAGCAACAAATAAGTCTTATTACTCATGGGATTATGATTATAAGTCTGTTGAGGCTAAAATATTATTAGATATGAGTAACGATGATTTATATCTTAAATTAAATAGCTTTAAAGCTAAAACAGGATTAGGTAAAGGAGAGTGGAAAGATGATTTGGAATTTATAAAAATAGGAAATTTAAAAACAAAAATAGATTCTGTTTTAGTAAATTCACTGCTTAAAAAATATGTGATATCTCAGCACAAATTTTCTAAACATTGGGAAGATGAAGAAGGAAATCAAATGCTTTTATCTGAATTATTTATGCTACATAAAAAGGATATTTTGAAAGAACCAAAAAAAGAGATATCAGAATTAAAACACATAAAATCAATATCCACATTTGATAAAAAAGAATACTCTGATATTGAATTAGTTAAATATTCAGATAAAGCATATGCTATTTTTGGAAAAGGAACAAAAGAAATTAAAGAAGATTTATTAGAATTAGGATGTAGATATAATAAATTTTTGACTGATCCTAAAACTGGCGAAAAAAAGGCTGGATGGATTTTTCCATTAAGTAAATTAGATAAAGTAAATGATTTGATAAAAAAATAAAATAAAATGAAAAAATCAGTTGAATATTCAAAATTACCAATTGCGAAATGCTGGTTTATTGATCATTGGGTGACATTTAGTCTTCATATAGGAGAGTCCAAAAACATAAAAGATTTTTTAAATATAAATAATATTTCATTTTTAGCAGATATGAAATTGAATATTAATAATATTCCTATAGAATTTATCAATAAAAAAATAAATACTTTAAATGAGTATTTATCTTATAATTTTGACAATACTTCAACAAAGAAATTTTTACAATATTTTATAACATCAATATTAGATATAAGATACGAATCAGAAGATAAATTGGTTTTTAGAATATCAAATGGTAGTACATGGAAAAACACTAAAATAATATCTAGTCATCCGTTATATCAATCAAATGAACAAGTATTAAATGTTTCACAATTAGAATCAAAGATAAATACAAGTACAGCCAATACAACGGTAATAATTATCACATCAACTATATCAAATGATATATACACTACAACCACAACAACCACAATAACAAATAATGCATTCGAGATAATTGACAAAAAACTTAAAGTTAAGACATTGTTTATACATATACCAAATGAAATAAAAAAAATATGAATCAAGAAGAGTTATTAAAAAAATTAGAAGAGTATCATAAAAATACTGATGATAATATAATTGGAGTTGGATATGGGTATAAAACCACTAGTGGAATAATATCTGATGAGTTATCAATAGTTTTTACTGTTAAAGATAAAATTGATAATGATAAATTGAAACCAGAACAATTATTACCAGATTCATTAGTTATTGGTGATGAAACAATAAAAACTGATGTAGTAATTGGTAGCTATGAAAAATTTTGTGATGATTCTTTTTATGATTGGGAAACAATTCCCCCATCAAACAGAAATACATTTCGTCCATTGAAATGTGGAGTTTCTTGTAGTAATATTACATCAATGTATAATTATTCTGGTACATTGGGATTTTTAGCTATAGATAATGAAACAAATTCATTAGTTGGAGTATCAAATAATCATGTATTTTCTGATGATTCTTCTATATGTTCAGAAAGATCAATAGATGGAGAAATATATAATATCAAAGGTAATATAGTAGGACAAAAACATGAAACACCAAATGATATGTTTCCAATTGGAATAGTTAAAAGATATTATCCTATAAGGCAAACTGAATATAATTATGCAGAGGTTTCATTGACAACAATTTATTCTGGACAAACTTACATAAATAAAAAAACATCATATAATCAAGAAGGATTAGAATCATCTTCTTACTCATTTGCAACAACAGACGAAATAAATAACTTATTAAAACCAGGTAATATATCATATAATCCATTATTATATAGTGCAGGTAGAACAACAGGAGCTAAAGGTGAATATATCACTAAATTATTAGTTTATCAATCTCCTGCAGTAGCAACAGTATCATATAATATTCAAGGAGTTAGTACTCCTATTGTGTTTTCTGATCTTATAGTTTTTGTAGCAACAACTGGTACAACTCAACCAATAAGTGATATGTGTGATTATCCTATTTGGCATGGAGATTCTGGTTCTGCGTTAATTGCAGATTTTTCAGGAACTAAAAAAATAATAGGATTATGTTTTTCTGGTTCTGATAAAGTAGGTTTGGCTTGCAGAATTGATAGAATTTCAAGTTTAATTAATATATCAGCATGGAATGGAGAACCAGTTAATTATTCAAGTGAAACAGAAATAGATGAAATTACTGTTGATGGATTAAGTGACTATGAATATATAACTGTGTCTGGAAAAACTTATTGGCAGGCAGGATTAGTGTATAATTAATTATCTTGTAATAAATTAAGTGTATTTAATTTTAATCTTCTAAATCCATAAGATGCATCTATAATATCTAAATATAATCCTTTATAAGTTTTAGAATCTTCTAAGATTGAAATATCTTTTTTATATAATGAGATATCTTCAAGATAGTTATTCACTTTAAGTACTAATTCATTTTGAATTGCATTGTATGTATTTATAGATAATAATGTATCATTTGAATATTTTAATATTTCATCAAAATCAACATCACAATTATCTAGTTTTTTAATTTTATTTATGAAAAAATTATTTTTTATATTTTTATAAACATTACAAATTTCTTCTGAATCTTCAATTAATGTAACATTTAAATTGTTAACGTTTTTATTTGCTGTTATTAAATTTATTTTTGATCTAACATTTTGTATCGAGTCAATAAGATAATAATATTTTTTTCTGGATTGAAAAATTTTAGATGTATATTCACACTCTATATTTGTTCCAAGAGATAAATAAATTTTACCTTCATTAGATTCCAACTGTGATATAATTATATTTATTTGTTTTTCTGCAAATTTTATAGTTTTCCAAGTTTGAACTTTAGATAAAATTTTAGTAAAAACAAACGGATTAAATTTTTCATTGAGCCCGCAATATGAGAAATAGAAAACTCCAAGTTCTGGATGATTTATTCTTACAGCGTACTCATTATTAATTTTTATCTTAGACATATCATTATATTTTAATTATTACATATAGAATTGATGTTTATACTTACAATTGATAGATAAGTTTATAATTTGTACTTAAATAAAGTTATAAATCATTATCTTTTTTAAAATAAAAATAAACTTATTTGAAAATATAAAATACATTATCATTAATATAAAAAACAAAAAATTATAACAGAAATGAAAAAGTTAGCATGGAAGAAAGTAAATGGAGAAAAAATTGAAAACATTAATGATTATGTTCTAAATTATGTAAAAAACATTGATAATGGATCCAAAGTAATAGTTGGATGTGATTCAGATAGTCATATGCATAGAACTAAATATGCGGTAACTGTAGTTTTTTATAATGAGAACAAAAAAAAAGGTGCCCATGTTGTTTATGCAACATATACTGAGCCAAAGGTTAAAGATCTTGTAACTAAATTGTGGAATGAAGTATATTTGGCTCATTCTGTTGCGGAATCTATAAATGAAAAATTAATTGAAATTGATTATAAACATAAATTTGATACTAATCTTTATGATGGATCTACTCCCAATAAGTTAGTTGAAATTCATGTTGATTTAAATGCCAGTAAAAATACAAGAAACGGAGCAAAATTATCAGACAATAAATCAAATAAAGTTTATACTGCTGTTATGGGTTGGTTATGTGGAGATAAATATAAAGTAATGAGTAAGCCAGATAGTTTTGCGTCTAGTTCAGCATCTGATCGTTTGTGTAAATAAAAATATATAGAAAAATAGATAAAAAATATTTATATATAAGGTATATAATTATGAGTAAAAATCTAATAATAAAAATATTAAATGAAAATAACCTAGTAAGACTTTTTTAAAGTTTGCTAGGTTTTTGTATTTATATAACAAATGAGAGATTCAGGTTAATGTCCTGACTAAGTAATATAAAAAATTACATTAGGTGTGTGTAAGCTATCTCTCTTTTTTCAATTTTACAAAAGAAAGAAGGTGGAACATTAGGTTGTTTCACTTTTTTTTATTATATTTGTAATAGTAAAAAATAAACAGTTAAAAATACAATAATTAAGGTTTTTTAAATAAATGATAGAAAATGATAAAAGTGATATATTATTTTGTTGGAAAGATGATAATAATATATGTGTTCAGGTTAATATACCGTTTGAAGAATTCAAGAAAATAAAAAATATGGTTGGTAATTATGTATATAGAGTATACCAAAGTCATGGTTATAAAAATCCATTATATAGTAGTGATATTGATGATAAGTTATTAGAGATTGGTGGATTTTATTATCATACAGAATATATTAATAAATTCACAAATAATAGAAAAACATATGAGAATATGATGAAAATTAATGATATAAGAGACAAAGAATCATTCATTAGGTTTTTAAGATATGGTGAGTTATTCAATCAATATCATTATTCTGGTAAAATGTTTTTTCATAATTATAATACGGTTGAAGAGTGCTCTACAAAAGGATCAAGAGCAGAAATATACGCTAGAGGTAATTTTGAAATGTTTATAAATGACAAATATAAAGAAATTAAACATATCAATGAAGAAACAAAAAAAATAACAAATCCAAACATTAACATGACTGATTTGATTAAAGTTAATTATCCAAAAAACGCAAAAGAGGATTTTAATGGAATAGATGGTTCATTCATTTTCAACAATCAAACATTCACAGTTCAAGTAAAACCATTTATATCGAAGACGTATAATGAAGATAATCTTGAAATTTGTTCTAATGGATCAATGTCATTTAATACTCATTATTTGGTACTATACAAAGAAATAAACATCAATAAAAAATATACATACGATATAATAATATTACAAAATGGAACAAATAAGGATAAAATAAAAATTGAAGGTAATAATTATATAACTAATAAAATAAACAAAAAAAACTAAAAAAAGAGTAGATTTTAAATCTACTCTTTTTTTTATTAATTTTTAAATTTCTTCAGTCTTTTAATATCATCTTTCAAATCTTGACTATAATATTTAATTAAGAATTGAATATCATTATTTTTAATTTCATAATAATCTTTAATTAATGTAATATCATTATTACTAAATTCTGATTTTATTTTGTTTTTTGAAGGATTTTTTGTTTTCCACCACCAATCAGGTGTTCCATTAGTTGATCCATAAAAAAACTGATTCCAAATGTCTAATGAAGATGATTTATTAATATTTTTATTATTAAAGAATTGAGCTTTTCTTAAATCTTTATATGCAAACTTTCTATTGAGAACAAAAAATGCATCTTTTTTCTCATCATCAGTTACAAATTTATATTTTTCTTTATCTTTAAATATAATATTAGCAAGTGTTATAAAATCTACTTTCGCCATATTCTCTTAGTTATTTTAGGTGATAAATATAATCCTATAAGAACCCAAATCATCCACAAAATTGTAAATATTGGTATATTATTTTCACTGAATAAAAAAACAAAAGGAAATAATATTAATGACCAAATCACATTTACTATACAAAGTCTTTTATATCCTTCTTCTATTTTTTCTTTTAAATTTTTTTCCATTTCTGTTCTTTTAATAATTTTTTATAACATTTTCTACATAAAGGTTTGTAACTATCGTTACCTCCTATTATAATTTCTTCACCTTCTGTAATTATTTTATTATCAGTTATTTTAGCATTGATTATTGCTTTTTTAGTTTTACAATGACTACAAATAGTTTTAATCTCTTCAATTGAATCTGATAGTGACATTAAATATTTCGAACTTTCAAAAGGTTGAAGAAGATAGGACGATCTCAATCCGTAACAAATCACAGGAATATCTAATTCATCCACTATATTTGTCAATTGAAAAATGTGATTCTTAGTTAAGAACTGAACTTCATCTACAAAAACACAAGATATATCTAATTCTTTTTCAACTATATCATAAATATTTGTATCATCATTAACTGGTATAGCATCAATTGATAATCCTATTCTTGATGTTATTTTACCTAAACCATATCTAACATCCTTACTAGATGTGAAACACATTGTTTTTTTTCCATTCTCAGTATAATTAAAGTTTGTTTTTATTAAATCTATACTTTTTCCTGCATTCATTGTGGAATATCTAAAATAGAGTTTTGCCATTTATTTATATTTAATTGTTTTTAATTATTTCTAATTATTTTTTTAATATCTAATAATCAGATACTTATAAGTATATGATAATAAGTTACTTATAAAAAATAGAAATATCTGAAAGATGTTAATTAATATATACTTGGGTAAGAAATACTATAATTATATATCAAAATTTTTTAAAAAGTTGAATAATATTCAACTTAATTTACAATAAAAAAAATTAATTCTCTATGAAAAAAATTGAAAAGAACAATGTATGGAAATTGGTTTGGGATTATGAAACCAAAGATGTTTTATTACTAAAACAAATTGAAGGAGATTTTGAAACAGTAAATGAGATTTTTGAAGCAAAAAGTAAAAATGAGATTTATGAAAAAATATTTGAACTTGGATTAAGATATGAGCCAGAACTTCTTGAAGAAGAAGAATGGGTATAAAAAAGAGTTCTGTGAAAACAGAACTCTTTTTTTAATATTTTTTAATTTATTTCAAATGCAAAGATACAAAAAAATCTTGAAAAAATAAAATTTTTCATGATTTTTTTTATATTATTCAGATTTATTTGAATGATATTTTGTCTTTATTTTTAATTGCTTTATTTAATAAATATTTTACAACATCATTAAGCTTAATTTTTTTACTTTTGCACATTTCTAAACTTTGATTAAATGTTTCATTGTCTATATCTAATAAAATAATATTTTTTCCATTGTTATATGAACTGATGAAAGATCTCATGACTTCACTCATAGATTTTCCTTTATTTTCACATACATCTTGAAATTTTTGATATTCATCATCATCTATTCTCAATTTTAAGAAAGAATTTTTCATTCTAATTATTTTATTTATTATTTTTCTAATTCATTAATCTTTTTTAATTCATTAATTATTATAATATTAGATTGCATTCTTTTTCTATTTTTATAATAATTTTGATTATTTCTTTTTACTTTCGCTACTTTTACTTTTCTAGTTTTGCCCATTGAATATTATTCATTTTTTATAATATATAAAAAATAATATAAAAAGTTTTATATATAACACATATGAAAAATATTAAAACATTTGAAACTTGGAAAGACAATATTATAGATGATAAATTATTCACTAGTGGCAAAGCTAAATATGATCCAACAGTATTTGGTGGAATTATAAAATATAAATCAGGAAATTCTGAGCCATATTACTTCGCAAGAATACAGAAAAAAGGCGGTTTTTTTATATGTAAAATTTTCAAAAAAAATAAAGATGGAGAAAGTGTAAGATTGAGAAATAAAAAGAAAGATGATTTGAAAGATGCACACAATTATGTTAGAGAATTTATAAATCAAAGATTAAAGAGAGATGAAGAAAAAGGAGAGAGTAATGATTCTTTCTTTGAGCCTAAAAAAAGACATCATAATACAGACAATGATAAATTTTTTCCTGATGAATATAATGACAATAAATCTTTTGAACCTTATTCACAACCTGCAATAGAACCTCAAAAAAGAAAAACTATTATTAGAAGATTTTAAAAAATTCCTTATATAAAAATATAAGGAATTTTTATTTGAACTTTTTAATTAAATGTTAATATACTAATTATAAAAATAATTTTAAAAAATGAAATACTATGTAATAAAAGTTGCTAATGGCAAAGAGAAAAAAGTCAAAGAATTAATAGAAACTGAATTGAAAGTTAATCCTATTGAAAATATAATTTCTAATATTTTAGTACCATCAGTAAAAACACAGCAATTAAGGAATGGCAAAAAAATTAACATTGAAAAAATAAATATTCCTGGCTATATTTTTATTGAATGTGAATCAATAGATAATGTTGAAGGATATATTAAATATATTAGTGGAGTTCAAGGAGTATTAAAAAAACCTTTGAGACAATCTGAAGTTGATAGATTACTTGAAAAAAAGACAACAGAAGAAGTTTTTGTTAATGGTGATATGTATTATATCAAAGAAAAAGTTAAAATAATAGATGGACCTTTTAGTACGTTCAAAGGAATCATTAAGACATTGGATAATTCTAAGCAAAAATCTAAAGTATCAGTTAACGTTTTTGATAGAGAAGTAATTTTAGATTTAACTTATTCTCAATTTATAAAAGATTCAGAATAATTTATATATACAAAAAAAAACAATAATGAGAAAATTAAAAACATTTAATGAAAACATTTCTGATGATATATTACAAAAAGAATATGTATCAATTGAAGAACTAAGAGACGAATTGGACTCTGTGATACAAACAAACAATTTTGAAGAATCTTTGAATATTCTGAGAAGAATTAAAGAAGAATATCCTTATGTAAAAACTGAATCTCCATATTCAGAATTATGGAATGAATATACAAATAAATGGCATGATAAATTTATAGAAGATATAAATTCATATGAACATTAAAAAAGAAAACCCTTGAAATACATTTCAAGGGTTTTTTTATACAATAAAATAATAATAAAAATATAAAATGTGTTAATTAACATATAAAATATATAAATGATAGCACATTATTATGTGATATTATATATATATTATAAAAAACATGAGAAAATTAAAAACATTCAATGAGAATAATGCTGATAATATAATTCAAAAAGAATATTTATCAACAGAAGAATTAGAAGAACAGTTAGATTCTATATTTCAGATTAATAATTTTGAGGCATCAGTAAAACTTCTTAGAAGTATTAAAAATGATCATCCTTATATTAAAACAGAATCTCCATACAAAGAAATTTATATGGCATTTTTGAAAAAATGGTATAATAAATTTAAAGTAGATTTAGATTTATATAAACCAGAAGGAACATTTGAAAATGTTGATTATACAGTAGAAAAAGATTATATATCAATTGATGAGTTAAGATCAGCTTTAATTGCAGCACTGAAACCTTCAAATTTTGAGGCATCAACAAAACTATTGAGAGATATGAGAAAAAATTTTCCTTATATCAAAACTTTACAACCATATAAAAATTTATATGATGAATATTTAAAAAAATGGAATGATAAATTTAAAGAGGAAATAAAAACTTATGTTCTTGAAAAATAATTATAATAAAAAAAGAGAATCATTTGATTCTCTTTTTTTATTAATGTATTGTGATATTAATCTAATTTTGTCTTCACATCAGCAAAGTTTAGATAAATTTTTCTATCATCTTTAATTAATGAGATTACTTTCACTTTGACTTCATCTCCAACATTATATTTTTTCTCATTTCTGTTAATATATGCAGTTTGAATTAGTCCAGTTGTTTCATCATCCAAAGTAATAAGAGCACCAAAGTTTTTAATGTCTCTGATTTTTCCTGTTAATACTTTACCAACTTTAATGCTATCCCACATAGATTCTTTTAAAATTTGAGTAAGAATAATTTTATTATTTTTGATAACTTCCTTAACATAGAATTCAATTGTCATACCAGGTAATATTTCATTCCATTTTTCTTGCCATTTTTCACCAATATTAGCTTTATGTACCATTCCAGTTAAACAATTAGGACCATTTTCAGTGGCTTTAAATTGAACGAAAACACCAAATGGAGTTGTACCTGTGATAACACCTTCATAGGTAATATCATGCTTCAATTTTCTTACTTCATCTGGAATTAATGATTGTAAATATTTCTTTCTTGATACTACATAAACACCTTTTTCTTGTTGTAATGTTTCTAACATTACTTCAAATGTTACACCCAATATAGATTCTGAATCAGATAATTTATTAACATCTGCTAATGTATTAGGCATAAATGCTTCAACTCTAACATTATCCATAAGAATGTCCATCATATAACCTGCTGGTATCATTGATTTAACTTCAGAAATAAGTGGTAATCTTTGTTCATAATATTCTTTCATTTTATTATGAACATTTTGTTTGATGAGTTCTGTAATTGAGCCTTTGATTAAATATGGTTTATCTGAAACTGATGTAATTAAAACATCAATTGAATCACCAACTAGTAATTCAGTTACAACTGTATTCAATTTAGGTTTTTCTACATAGATAAAATCTTTAAATCCAAAATCAATTAAGATTTCTTTTTGATTAATTGATGATATTGTACCTGTAACAACTTGATTTTCTTTAACCTCTTTAATTCCTGATAAAGATTTCTCCATTTGTTCGTACATATCTCGATATTCTTGATTCAAGTCTCCAGTACTCTTTATTTTTCGAATTTTATTATTATTCAATTCTGGAAATGGATCAGGTAAACTACCAATATTTACACCTACTATTAATTCTGTATTCATTTTATTTTTTTTTAAAAAGTTAATAATTTATTTGTTTGTTTGTTTTTATTGTATATTATAAATATTAGAAAGTTTATTTTTTTTCTAATTGTTTTATTTTTTTAAGTCTAATTTTTCTTTTTGCATTTTTGTAATATTTATCTTCATTTACATAATACATACGAAAAGTTTTTTGATCTAAATATGGACTTCCTTTTAAATATTTTTTATCAAACTCAATAAGATATAATTTATAAGCTAAATCATCAATCTCTATTGAATTTTCTAAATTCCAATTACCGTAATTCTTATATACCATAATATAACTGTTATGATAGATTATATACCATATGAGATAAAAAGTTTTATTTATTATAAATTATAATTATTCTGGGGTCTAGTCATTGGCAATATTTCTTTGGTGTGATCCCAAGTTTCAGAAGAAAATATATTATCTTGCTTATAATCAGGAGTTTCACTTATATCCCAATAAACATCCATAAAATTAAATTTGAATTGTACAGTAAAAGTTTGCTCAGACACATCCATTGATTGATACATAAATCTAACCTCTGATAATGATTTAAATAATGCTGATCTGAATACTACTGAATATAAAAAATCACCATCTTTATCTAAAATAAATAAATTAATATGTGGCAAATAATATTTTCTAGTATTATTATAATATTCATTGAATATCTGTTGCATCATAAAATAATTAGAATGAGAATCTACACTTCTAAATGTAATATCTAATGTACTATTATAAGTATCATAAACATTAGTTGATGGTTTGTGCTCAAATTTCTTTCCAAATTTAAGTGTTTGTTCAGAACCTTCATATGTAATACTTGGAAAGACAACTTCTTTTATTGTAGAGTTAAGGTATGATATTGGATCTAAATATGGTATCCAATTTTTATATAAATATTTACTCATTCTATCATTAACATCCTTAGATATAATATCTGTTGGTAATTGAAAAAGTACCTGATTGTTTTGCGAACTTATTCTCATTATATTATATTACTTTTTATTTTATAAAAATTGTTGCTATAATTTGGAGTTTCTTCTTCAAATTTTAAAACATTTTTAATATAATCTGCAAATCTTTCAGTTAATACAGATTCAATAAATATTTTTTTATCTGGGTATTCTTCTTCAAATTTTTTAAGTATTTTTGTGAACAATCCACTATTTGGTTCAGTTACATCTATACTAGCAAAATCAAAAAAATCATACATATTACCTTTAAAATTTCTTTTAGATTTTCTAATATATATTTTTATTTCATCATTAGATATCCATAGATTTCGCAAATTAGATTTTATGAATTTTGAAATCTGATTTAAAATATCATCAATATCAGAGTTATCATATTTTTCAAATGTTTTTAAATAGTTCATTTTATATTTTATGTTTTATGTTTTATGGTGTTGTTGTTATTTCAGTAGAAGTAATTCCTTGATTTCCATATCTTTTTAATGGTAATACATCTAATTTGTATATATTTGGATTACTTAATAATGATCTATATTCAGCTTCTGATATTTCAGATGCCATTATTACATTATCCTTAGTGAAAACAATAGTTCCTCCACTTGATATTATTTCATTTGTTATATCATCATTATATGTTAATCCTTGGAATAGAGAACTTTGAGTCGATGTTGCCATTTATTATTTTATTATTTTATATAACAATATTTGAAATTGTAATTGTCAAATTTTTAGTAGATTCTCCAAATGAGTTAATCGCTTTAATTGAAACATTTGTTATTCCAGGAGAATTAGGTGTTCCACTTATAGTATTATTACTAAAATTTAATCCTGATGGTAAATTTCCTATGATTTTATATGTAGATTTACTATCATTTGATAATATAACATAACTAAATTGTGTGTATGGACTACCTGAAACTGAGCCAGAACTAGAAATGATAGGATAATATCCAGAATTAATAGATAATGGTTTAGAATCACTCCCTGTTAATCCTGATGCAGATATATCAGAAATTGTACTACCAGTAGAATTACAAATTCCACTAATTACTCCAGTTGAATGATTTATACTTAATCCATCAGGTAAAGATTTTGCATCATATGAAATTGGATTACCATTTGATAATATTTGGTATGTAATATTTGATCCAAAACTACTATTAATTATAAGATTTGTGTTAGTTATTTTAACATACTCGACAACAGTTAGAACTAAATCTTTTGATGCTGATCCGTAATAATTTATTGCACTATATGTAAAATTATATACTCCATTCATAGATGTGACACCACTTATTTTATTTAAATTAATTCCTATTGTACCAGTATAATTACTTGGTGGTATTATTTCATATTTAATAGGAAATGTTCCTGTTGCCGTTATAATGTAGTTAAATGAACTATTTGTTTCAGCACTTAATGAAAAAATTTCATTTGTTATAGTTGGATGAATATCACCACTATTCGATAAAGTAGTCTTACCTGATACTCCATCTTGAAGTGTGGTAGTAAGTGTATTTAAAGTATTTATTGAATTTGTTATATCATTTGTGAATCCTGTTACATTTATTCCAGTTGTGAATATGTTAGTGTATTGACTACCTGGACCATTAAGAGTTGATCCTGAATTTGATGCAGGAATAGAACTCAAATTTGAAGTACCTCCTGTATTTGTTTGAATTTGATTTATAAGATCATAATTTATATCTCCATATTTTTTTAGAGGCAATGAATCAATATATTCAATATAAGGATTTTTGCTTAATTCATTATAAAAAGATTCTGTAATTTCAGAAGCAATAATAATATTATCATATGAATATAAAATAGTACCTCCTTGCGTATTTATAATATTTTCTATTGATGAATTATAACTCAAGGTTGTACCTGATGACATATTTAATGCATTAAGTAAATCGGTTTTACTATTTGATATTATATTAGTATTATTTATCATTATTAATTAATTTAATTTGATGTAGAAGATGTATCTTTATATTTAGTATAAATTATAACTGTTCTTCCTGCCATAGGCCATATTGACTCTGATGATGTCGTGGTGTCAGTTGATGTTATACTTGATGATATAGGAACAGAGCTACTTGAATCAGATATATAATTAACACTATTATCAACAAATGTAATATCTTCAAATAAAGTAAATGTACCAGAATATAATAAAGTTCTTACTTTATCTAATCCGATAACTTGACTTGAGCTAGTTGATGATTGATTATTTGAAACTAATGTTAAATAAAAATTTGTAAATCCTTTATTATAAATTGATTTCAATACCGTTAAATCATTTTCTAAAATTTTAAAATTGACTATACCATTTACATAATCGTTTGTAGCTTCTTTATATATTGATTTTTCTATAGTTTCAGAATCAGATTTAAATATTAGAACTAATTCAGAATTATTTAAGATTGTAGATAAATCATATATAACTAATTGATTTGTTGTACTATTTGTTGATTGAAGAGATGCTAATCTAAATTGAATAATATTATCAAATGGAGTAATTACAATATTCAATAATCCCATAGTTTTATAATCATTATTTGTTAAAGCAGTAGAAGAACTATTAGAAGAACTATTAACTATCAATTTTCCAACTTCTATTAATTGAGGAGAATTTACTTTAACAATTTCTGTTGTTATATTTCCTGATAAATAATCATTTCCTAATACAATTTCATCTGGTTTGGCATTATAAATTTTAATTTTATTCAAATTTTGTATATTTAAACTAATTAATTTTTTGCCGTATTTTTGAATGTTATTATCTAATCCTAATGTTGATGTTCTTTCAATGGTACTCATATCAACCAAATCAATAACCCTCATAACAACTCTTATTGCAGCAGTGGTATTTGAAAAAGTTAAAATAGGTCTATATAATATAGTTTTTGTAAAATCATCATTTATTCCTATTCCTGAAACAACAACGGTTTGCATATTAGTTTGAATATTTTCTTCTAATAAATAAATATCGTATTCTATTCTCATTCTACGACCTTTATTTTCCATTTCTCTTATAAAATTATCTAAATTTTGATTTGAATTACCATATGTACCATTAATTTCAAAGAAATCACCTTCAGTAGATTCTTTAATATTAACAGCTAATGTATTATAATCTGCGCTTTTTGAAAAAGACGTATTATAAGATTCAGATGAATAATAATATGTAGTACCTAGAACATTTTCTTTTGTTACTAAATATTTAAAATCTACAAATATTGGAGATGTTTGACTTAATCCTATTCCAAGAGTAAAATTATCATTGATTGTATTACTTAATACAGAATTATCTGTTAATGTAGTTGTTCTTTGATTAGAAACATAATCAATTGAAGGTATTTGAAATTCATAATATTTACCCCATTCTTGTCCATCATATAAAAATGGAACAGATAAAGTCATACCTGAAGTTGATTTTGTTGTTGAATCGAAAAAAATATTAGCTAACTCATACATACTCTCATTATAATAATCGTATGTATAAATTTTAACATATAATCCAACATATTCATTTAAAACAAAATTATAATTTGTAGGTAAATATAATTTTACATTATCATATGGTATAGGAGCAGTATTATAATCTTGATATTGTAAAAAATTATACTTTTCAGTATTAATTGTAGTATATTTTCTAAGAACAGTATCTAATAAAAATAAATTATTATTTATATTATTATTGCTTATAGTAGAAAGAAAACTTCTCTTTTTGTTTTCATTAAGATTAGTTATAACTTTATAATTTTCTGTTACATTATTTTCATTATCAAATGTCCATTCCATTAAGACATTTGGATTAATCTTTATCATTTTTTTAGTACTGGACATATTGTCGTTATTATATTTTTTTCTATATATAAAAAATTAAACTTTGTAATAGAAAAATAATAAAAATAATAAAAAATAAAATGTCATTAAACACAAGTTCATACGCATCAAGTAAATCAAAATCTGCAGCTACTTCAATATCAAACATATCATCAGGTATTTTTAGTGCATGTTCTGATACATATACAAATACAAATACAAATCCATATTATTCTACTATTTATAATGGTTCTCCTGGTGTTTATACTGGAGTACCTGTTAGCTCATATGGTTCCATGTGGAAATCAAGTGAAAAAAAAGATGAGTTAGATGATTTGTCTTATTCTGTTTATTTTGAATTAGATGATGATGATAAAATATTATCTGATACTATATGTGAAATTAATGATAATACTTTTGTTTTTAATTGTAAGATGATTGGCAATAGAATGCAACCGTATGAAAAATTAATGGAATTAATAAGTGACAAAAAAGAAATATCAGTAAAAATTGTGATATCTGACTTATTAACATTATGTTACACAAAATTTCAATTTATTGACATTGAAAATAATTTCAAATTCAATAATGGGTACTGTAGTTTAAGTAAATTGAAAGTAAAATTCAAATTTGATAAAATTCTATATGATAATGAAAGATTATCAGTGAAGGAAAAAAGATCAGATAAACTAAATAAAATATTAAAAAACAATGAATAAAACAAATGAACAATTTAATCAAATAATAAACAATTGCTCTGATATTTACGCTAAAAAAATGAAAGATTATGGTGCAGCTTGGAGAATATTAAGACCTACCTCTGTTACAGATCAGATATTCATAAAAGCGAATAGAATCAGAAGTATTGAAACCAAATCGGTAATAAAAATAAATGAAGGAATAAATTCTGAGTTGATAGCTATTGTAAATTATGGAATAATGGGGTTAATTCAATTAGAACTAGGATATTCAAATTCAGATGATTTATCATATGATGATGGAATAAAATTATACGATAAATATATACAGAAATCTAAGGAATTGATGATGAATAAAAATCATGATTATGGTGAGGCATGGAGATCAATGAGAATGGAATCTTATACAGATTTGATTTTAATGAAAATTTATAGAACTAAACAAATTGAAGATAATGATGGAAAAACAATAATATCGGAAGGTATCGATGCAAATTATTTTGATATGATTAATTATGCAATTTTTGGATTAATTAAGATTAAAGAATCTGAAGAAAAAGAACTAAAAATACCTATAATACCTAAAATAAGAGTCATTCCAGAATGCTCTAATAAGGAAAGATATAATGATAACGTTGTTTGATAATTGTGTATCAAAATTAAATATTAATATTATGCATCATTATCATTGATAATGATGCATTTTTTATAATATTATGATTTGAGCATGTGAGCCAATTCAATAGTCATTGCAATACTCCAACTCAAAGGATTATTATCATTTGGAGTTTTTGTTCCATGATAATATAACTCTGGTATTTCATAATCAATTGATTCGTTAATAATTTTTTCATAAAAATATCTTGCTTTTTCTTTATCTCCTAATTGACAATATATTAATCCTAAATAGCTCAATCCAAATATCCAAGTTGCTTCTCCATTATGATTATAATATTTATCATCTAAATATCTATACACTCCATTATCATCCAATAAATTATCTTCAATATTTTTTAATATTGTTTTTGTCATTTCAATTGTCAATAAATTAAATGGATAAATAAGAAATAATTGTGCTAAGTCATATTTTCTGGTAGGAGTTTCATTTGGTAATATACTATTTAATGCTTTGATTCCATTTTCTATTAAATGCTCAGGAATTTCTACATCAATATTATCACACATTTTAATTGATTTTAAGCCAGAAACTATTACTCCTATTGTGGATGCTCTAGGAGCTTCTTTACCTTCTTCCCAAGCACCTGATTCAGGTACAGTTTGATAGTCAATGGCATCTAGTAATTGAATAACTTTTGATATAATATTAATATCAGATTCATTCCTAATTATTCTCAATCCATTATTTTCTCCTATTGAAATACCATACAAAAAATAGCCTATTTGATCTATTTGTATGTGATTCCAACCAGAATGAATCTCTGTCAAATCTGGATTTATTCTTGGATTTGGAAATTCCCAATCAAAATCTATTTTCTTTTTTTTAATCAAAGATGAAAATTTTCCATACTGATCTTCTATATTTTTGTAATAATCTAACCATGTTTGGTATGTTTGAATATATTTTTCTGTATCATTCCATAATTCTGGAAATGAGCAAAAAAAATTATCTCTTAACCAACTATAACTATAATCAGTCGATACTGATGCTTTATAAAAACCATTTGGTAATCTTAATTTGTGTAGAACTTCAAATAAATTTTTTATATCTAAGTCTAGTAATGTATTGTAAAAATCATTATATCTTTTACAAGTTTTAAAATTTCTCTGGAAATATATTTTATAATGTTTATCTGACATATTTTTGATATTTTTTATACTAATTATTTAACAAATTTTAAACATTATATATAAAAAAATATCAATTCAATTTTAATAAAAAAAGCCTCTGAAAAATCAGAGGTTTTTTATTAAGAATAAAAATTATTTTTTCTTAATTCTGCTAATATTTTTGTTAATTCATTTATTATTCCAGTGTGATTTATGGATAAAATGATAAGTGATTCTTCTAAATATGAAGTAATATAGCTATCATAATTATACTCATGAATTGTTAATTCAATATCACCAAATATATCAGTATCAAATATAACAATTTCATTGTTGTTAGTAATATTGAGTATATTAAGCTCCTTTATTTTCATTTCACTATTAAGAAAAGATTCTATGTTATCTTTATTTAAGATAACATAGAATATTTCATCATTTATATTTAAATCTTTCCATTTAGACATTATTAAACTGTGGTATTTTCAGTTAAAATATTACCACTTTTAATTTCTTTAGATGATAATTTTGAAATTTTTACAGATGAACTATCTTTGTCGTATATTAATGATAATGTATCACCAACTGAGATTTCTTGATCAATAATCGCATCAGTAAGTTTATCTTCAATATTACTCTGAATAGCTCTCTTCAATGGTCTTGCACCATAGTTTTCATCATAACCATTTTCAAATAAATAATCTTTAAGTGATTGAGATATAATTACATCATATCCTTTTTCTTTAAGATTTGAGATTAATGATTTACATTCAACATCAATAATACCACAAATATTTTCTTTACTTAATGAATTGAAATTTATAACTTCATCAACACGATTTAAAAATTCTGGACTAAACACTTTTTCTAATTCTTTTTTAAGAACAGAATTTTTAGAATCTTGATTGTTTTTAGAAAGTCCAAATCCAATACCAGTTCCAAAATCTTTCAATTTTCTTGAACCTGCATTTGTTGTCATAACAATGATAGTATTTTTAAAATCCACTTTACGGCCATTACTATCAGTTAATACCCCATCATCCAATACTTGAAGTAGAATATTTTGAACATCAGGATGAGCTTTTTCTATTTCATCAAGAAGAATAATAGAATAAGGCTTACGTCTTACTGCTTCAGTTAATTTACCTCCATCTTCATATCCAACATAACCTGGAGGTGCTCCTACTAATCTAGATACGGAGAATTTTTCCATAAATTCACTCATATCAATTCTAATCATCGCATCTTCAGAACCAAATAATTCTTTTGCCATAATTTTTGCAAGATAGGTTTTACCTACTCCTGTAGGACCAGAGAAAATAAATGATCCAACTGGCTTATCATGACTATTAATTCCAACTCTTGATCTCTTGACTGATTGAACTATCTTATCAACAGCTTCGTTTTGTCCAATTACAATAGTTTTTACTTTATCAGCCATAAATTTAAGCTTATTGTTTTCATCAATAGAAACATTATCTACTGGAATTTTTGTCATAAGAGCGACAACCTCAGCAATATCTTTTTCTGTTACCATTGCACGATTATCTGAGTGCTCTTGACTCCATACTTCTCTTTCACTTTCAAGTTCAGCTTTCCATTGTTTTTCATTATCTCTATGATCAGCAGCAAGTTCATATTTTTGTGAAGAAATACAATCAAGTTTTTCTACTATAGATATTTTTATTTTCTTACTAAGCTCAACAATTTTTTCAGGAATAGCACTTGTACCATTCACATGAACCATAGCACCAGCCTCATCTAGAACATCAATTGCTTTATCAGGAAAGAATTTTTCTGATATATATTTGTCAGATAAATTGACACAAGCTTCTAATGCATCATCAGTATAAGTAACTTTGTGATGATCTTCATATTGTTTTTTGATATTCTTAAGAATTTCTAATGTTTCTGATTTGCTAGTTGCTTCTACAACAACTTTCTGAAATCTACGTTCTAATGCTGCATCTTTTTCAATATATTTACGATATTCTTCAAGAGTAGTAGCACCAATACATCTGAATGTTCCTCTTGCCAATCCTGGTTTCAACATATTAGAAGCATCAAGTGATCCTTGAGCACCTCCAGCTCCAATAATAGTGTGAATTTCATCTATAAATAGAATGATATCAGGATTTTCTTCCATCTCTTTTACAATACCTCTTAATCGTTGCTCAAATTCACCACGATATTTAGTTCCTGCTACTAATGAACCCATATCAAGAGTGATAACTTTCTTGTTTTGTAAATTTTCAGGAACAAGTCCATCTACGATTAATTGAGCTAATCCTTCAACAATTGCTGATTTACCTACACCAGGTTCTCCAACTAATACAGGATTGTTTTTCTTACGTCTGGATAAAATTTGTGTAATTCTTTTAATTTCATCTGCACGTCCAACTACTGGATCAAGTTTTCCTTCTTTTGCGAGATTTGTAAGATTTGTACCAAATTGATCAATCAATTTAGTTTTTGACTTACTTTTTGAACTTCCTGTTACTTCTTCTTGTTCTTCGTCCATATTATTAACATTTTCTAATTCATCATTAATATTAAGTTCTTCTTCTTCATTCTTCAATCTATTTTTCAAACTTCTTAAAATTTCAGGTGATTTATTAAATAACTCTGAAACAAGATTATTGCTATTATCCAATATTGAATAAAAAACATGTTCAATACAAACTTCATCTGAATCCATTGATTTCGCAAAAACAACAGAATCTTTTAGAATTTTTTCAGTTTCTAATTCCAGTGGAATTGAAGCATTTTTTCTGAGTGAATTTACTCCAATTTGTTCTTGCATCACAGAAGACCACTCAGATATTGTTTTCTTAATGGCATCAATATTTAGATTAAGATCCCTCATAATTTGAGATGCATCAGAATATTCATCATCTATCATTGATAGAAATAAATGTTCAGGTCTGATTGATTTAGACTTAATCTTAATAGCAATGTCCTTACTTTTTTTAATGACTTCTTCTACTTCTTTTGAGTAATTCATAGGCTTTAATTAATTAATTTTATTATTGTTATTGTAATCGTTAGTGTATTTAATGAACGCTTTCATTAATTGAAATTTTTTCATTTTTATTTTTTTACCAATTGTAACAGAAATTAATAAAACTGGTAAAAATAACATCAAGGCAAAAATCCAAATATACAAATCGTATGTATATTCTAATAATCTCATTAATGATTTCGCCCATTTTTTATAAATATCTCCGCTTTTATTTTTTAATATAAAAGTTTTATAAATATATAATATATAATCTATTGTAAATTTTTTCATTCTATTGTTCTATTGTGAGAGATAATCCTCTCTCTTCTAATAATTTTTTATAAGGCTCTAATGTTTCTCTTGAACCAGTTTTAATAACATCTTTACCAATAAGATGTACATTATAGGCTGATGCTTCTGCTTTTTTAGGTGGAAATTTTAAATAAGCCATTAAGCATGTGATAACCCATTCAAATGAATTTACATCATCATTCCATAATATCAATTTAAATTCTTCTTCAGTATTAGTAGAAATTCCATTTTCTGATAAAATTTCATCTAATGATTTTGTTTTTGTTTTCTCCATAACTTATTATATGTATATAAACTTTATTGTAAAGTTTCATTTAATTATTTATTGTAATTGATAATGCAAATTTACAACATTTTTTCCTAATATCAAAACTTATTATAATAATATTTCAATAATATATTTAACTATCTGATTATAAACAAAATAAAAAATACATATTTTATATTTTATGATATGTATATATTAATCAGTGAAAATCATTAAATACTTAAAAATTAAGCTAAAAACAAGGTTTTTATAATTAATATATACAGTTATAAAAAATAACTGAGTAATAATAATGATGAATAATATTATAGTATTTGAAAATTATGATAATGAAAATTATGATAATGAAAACATAAAACGTCTGAAATCTCCAGATGTATCATATATGGAATTAATGAAAAGTAAATTTCGTTGTAATGAGTGCTCTTTTTATGAGCATGACTATTGTAAAAATGTAAAAGTTAAATCCAAAGTTAGTTCTGATGGCTGCTGCAATTTATATTATCCTAAAAAAAGAGATGAAGTTAATAGCAAAAATTGGAAAATATATTAATAAAATATAAGTCATAAGGCTTATAAACATAATTTATAAGTCATAAGGCTTATAATATAATTTATAAGTCACCAGGCTTATATTTATTTATCTTATTTATCTTATTTATCTTATCACATCTTTCTTTTTTTATGCTGGTTAATATAAATCTATATGACAATAAAACACACTCTGGAAATCTTTCAATATTACTAATAAAATTACTATCTATTATAAGAATGTTAAGTTTTTCTTTTTCTATTTTATCATTAATATTGGTGGAAATTTCTTCTACAAATGATGATGATAACATGGTAATAACATCTGTTCCAGATATCATTTTAAATTCTTCTTCTTGATTAATAGAAAATTTAATTTTTATTTGATATGTATTAAATTCATAATAATTTTTTGTGCCTATAACTAATTTGACATTTTCTAATTTTAATTTTGATAACGTTCTTATTGAAATCGGTAAAATATTATCATCATAAATACTATTTGATATATGTAAATTATTGTGATTAAATGAGCACAATTCAGAAAAAATAGAAATAGGTTCTTCAAATCTTTTATCGATATTTAAAGTATTAATAATAGGACTCCATTTAATGATCGCACGATTAATAAAATTACTGTCGATTGTTATCATAATTTATCATTATCTTTTTTTTCGTCATCATTTCTTCTAAATAGATATTTCTCATAATAATCTTTTTCCATATTATGTAATGTTGATAATATAATCTCCACAAAATCAATTTTTCTCTTACCCTCTTTATTGTATTCTATACTAAAATTCCTGGCTTCTTCAACTTCACCAATCAAATCCTCCAATGATATATATGGCTTACCATCATCTCCTTTAATAGTTCTTACAACTCCCATTTACTTTTATGATCATTTTTATTTTAATAAACTAATTCTAAGTGAGAAATTAATTCATCGTCTTTATCAACTTCAATTGAAGCATCAAAATTTATATTATGCACTTGCTCAATAATTACTATTTTATTTACTTTATATTTCAATTCATCAATAAATTCTAAAAATTGTTGAACAGATTTTGTTTTCTTACCATCAATTAATTTACCCATAATTTCATCTAAAACAATGAAAGTAGATTTGGATTTTACATTTATTTGTCTCAAAGATATTTTCAAAGCAAGGGCACAAAATGTCCTTTCCTTACCAGAGCTTTCAATAGCATTTTGACTAGTATCAAGTCTATCATCTGCACTAAGTCTCAAATTCAAATTTTCATCAAAGAATAATGTAAAATCAACATTACTCAGTAAATCATTCAATTCTTTATTTATTAAATGAATGGATTTTTTTAATAAAAATGTAGGTAATCCATCACGACTAATACATTTTTGATACTCCTTTAATAACTCATCTCGTTTCTTTTGCTTTAAATATTTTTTTATTTTAGTAGATATATTAAATATGTCAGTTTCTTTAAGAAGAATGTTTTTTTCTAAATCAATATTTATTTTTGAAAAATCTTTTATTTTTTCTTTATAATTTTTAATATTATAATCTACATCATCAATTGAAATTTGAATTTTTTTATTTTCATCAATTTTAACTTTATATTCTTGGTATTTTTCAATTTCTGATTTTAATTCTTTAATTTTAAAATTAAAATTTTCAAGTGTCAAAATAATATTATCTCTATTCGATATTTTTTTATTTCTCAAATCAAAATTATCTTTCTTAATTTCTTCTATTGTAATATTATTTTCAATATCATCGATATTGATTTCTTTTAATTCTACTTCGATGTTTTTTATTAATTGTAAAGTATTATCTTTTCCTTTTTCTATGTTTGTTATTAGAGTTTTACCCTTATCAATATTTTCATTTAATGTTAAATAATTATCAAAGTTATTATTTTCAATATTTTCAATTGATATATTCAATTCTATATTATCTTGTCTCAATGTCTTGCTACTACCGACATCTTTTAATTTTGATAATATATCTTCATTATAATCACCTTGTTCTAATCTTTTTTTCATATCTTCATAATTAAAGATATTTGAATTACAATCAATTGAATCATTTTTCAATTCTTTATATTTCAATAAACAATCTTTTATTATTAATAAATTTGGTTCTTTTTTAATTTCAAGACTTCTAATTTTATCTTCTAAATGAGCTAAGTGTTCTGAGTAATTTGGATCATTTTTATCATAAGCTCTACCGCAACTAGGACATGATTTTGAATTTTTAAATGTTTCAATTTCTTTATCTAATTCATCATTTGATTTTTTAGCATTAATACCATCTTTTTGTAAAAGTTTTATATTCGATGCTAATTCTATGGATTCTAATTCAAAAACTTGAATTTGAGAAGTTATTTTTTTTATCTCATCTTTTATAATATTAGATTTTTTATTTTTAATAACTTCAATTTGCAAATCATTTGCTGTTATTTTTGATAGTATTTTTTTAATCTCATTTTGCTTCAGTTCTTCAATCTTAACATTAACTTTATCAATCTTTCCATCTGATTCTAACAATGAATTTTTTAAAGTTGAAATTTTATCTTTTAACTCTGAAATTTTTAAATTTGTTTGCTTCAATTTAATTTTAAAATCATCAAGTTTAGATGAATCAAACTCAGTAGGTAATTTATCAATTTCTTTTTCTAAATTAACTCTTTGTATTTTAGATTCTTCAATTTTAGTATTATAATTCTTAATTGTATTTAAATTCAAATCTTCATTGAAAGTTAACATTGATAAATCAATATTACTTAATTTTTTATTTAATTCATCTCTAGTGATATTATACAATAATAATTCTTTTTCTATTCTTTCAATTTCAGAAATATTAGTATCTACTATTGCTTTAATATCAACTATATCAGAATTTAATTCTTTTATATTTTCTTCTGAATCTTGAATATTTACAATTAATTTTTCTTCTATAATTTCTTTTTTATATTCTTTAAATTCATTTGATTTAGTTTCAAATATATCATATCCAGCATCTCTAATAATATTATCCATGAAAATACTTCTATTTTCAGATAATAAATCATTTAAATTATCAGCGTTGGTGAATGATAGTCTAATAAAATCCTTCAAATCTCCTAAAATAGAATCTAATTCTTTTTGAGTTTTACTTTTAACTTCATCAGTTAATTTATTTTTTTCACAAATATCTTCACTCTTATAGAAATCTAAAGATGTAGGACAACTTGTTAAAGATGTGTGTGCCTTATTCCAAACTCTTTCAGTCTTTCTCTGAATTACAAATTTATTACCATTTGAATTAATTACTGCTCCACCATTAACAAAATCTAATTCTCTTTTATTATTTATGTATCTAGAGTCTCCAAATTTTTCAGGACTTAATGTTGTTGTAGTTTTACCATATAGAATATAAGTAAGAGCATCAAGAATCGTAGTTTTTCCTTCCTGATTTTCACCATGAATCTGTACAATTCCATTAATATCTTTCCATTCTATTACATTGTCGTCTCCATAAGACTTAAAATTACTAAACCAGAATTTATCAATACTCCATTCTGTATTCTTCAAAACATCTACTAATTGTATTCTACTATTGATGATATCATCAATATTAAGTATAGATTCAATGTCATCTTTTTTATACTTCTGTTCTACTAAATACTCATTAAATATTTCTCTTTGAGTTTCAGTATCAGTCAAATCAATAGATTCTGATAACATCTTAGATGATAATATATCTGTATATAAATAATTTTTTTCAAAAACTACCTTAATTGTGTTAAATTTATTTTTAATATAATCTCGTATCTTCTTTTCATTTACTGTATTAATGATTGAAGAGTATTCTTTCCAATGAACTTTAATCTCAGTGTCTTTTCCAATATTATTAGCAGATAAATTTAAATTATCATAGTCTGATGATTCATCAATATATAAATTTATAAATGTATGATCATTTTCAATATCATATTCAGTAACATTAAAATCAGAAGGTGATTTAATATTCCATAATAAAAAACCATGATTCTCAACAGTTTCACCATAAGATTGTTGGATTGTTGAACCACAATATGCTGCAGATTTATCGTTTCTTAAATATTGACGCTTGTGAATATCACCAATAAGAACAAAATCATTATTATTAAAATAATTTATATTTTTATATTTATTAGCATCATTAAATACTTTTCCTGTATTTGATGTTACATTTAAAACTGGATCATGAAATAATCCAATATGAATTTTATCATCAGTTTTTTTATTATTTAACCATGGATCATTATCTTTATCTGAGTGCTCATACACAACCCAAACGAAATTATCATTATCATCATCATAAAAACCAGTTTTATCATAGTAAGTTACATTTGGATTATTCATAAGTTTAACTACAGTTTCTATACTATCAACTCTATTTAAACTTTTCTTTCTTATGTCATGATTACCTCTGACTATTATTACTTTCGCAATATTTGATAACTTATTCAAGAAATCTCCAGCGATAATTTCAGCTTCATTTGAAATTTCAATGTAACTTTCAAATAAATCTCCTACAATAACTATTCTATCTGGTTGTAATTCTTGTAATTTTTTTATAATTTTTTGAAAAATCTTATCATATTCTTCATGTCTTTCTAGATTTCTAATGTGAACATCAGCTAAGTGTGCAATTTTCATATATTTATTGAATATTATTTTTTATCTTATGTGGTTTTTACAAAGATAACAATTTAATTTGAAATATTGTATAATTATTTGAAAAAATTATACTTTTTATATTATAGAAAAATATTTAAATTGTTTATATTTTTTGAAAAATAATTATATATATACCTACATGATAACAGAATTCAAAATATTTGAGAACTCAGAAGATAAGATTACAATAATTTTAAATGACGTAATAGATTATTTCGATGGTGATGATGACTCAATAAGAAATTTCATATTTAAATTACTTGATTATAATGATAACAATATAGTTGAATTTGATTGTAAAAAATGTACCATGATGATTAATGGAGTAACCAATTTTATGCATTCAAATAAACATCACAAAGGTGTAATACGAGGTAGATCATATGGATTTAGTAATGAATTTCATTATATATATTTAACAATAATATTAAAAAGAATAAAATATGATCATGATGTAGACACAAATTCTCCAACTACTATTTATGGCTATGTTCCTGATGAAATTAAAAAAATTGTTAATGATATAAATATAAAAAGAGAAGCAAAAAAATTTAATATATGATAACAAATTTTAAAGTATTTGAGAATGTAGAAAATGAAACAACATTAATTTTAAATGATTTGATGATTTATTATAATGGAAACCAGAATAAAATAAAAAAATTTATTACAGATTTGTTAGCTCCTGGTAAAGTAGTTAAATTTAATTTTAATTATGGTTATGATAATAGTTTATTTGAATTCATACCAATTGTAGAAGGATGTACAGGTATTATTGATAAAGTTCATGAATGTACTGTTGGATATAAAGGAACACTACAACACAAAGAAAAAGAATTTGTGATATTATCATTAATATTAAAAAATTATCCTAATATTGAATATAGAATTAATGTCAATTCACCATTTACTATTTATGGAAATATAACAGAAAAACAAAAAATTATTATTGAAGAATTGAATTTAATAAGAAATGCGAACAAATTTAACTTGTAATAATATAAAAAAATATAATAATATGCAATTTATTAATATTTTGTGAGTATTTTTTATAATTTTGTAAATTGTACTTATAAACAAATTTAATATGATAGAAAAAAATAATATAGTCATAAAAATTAGCTCTGATACTGAAATTTTTATAAATAATTATGAAAAAATATATAAGAATAAATATGGTGAAAAAATAACTGATAATTACACATATAGAAATATACCAATTTCTTGTTATGATGAATTTTCTATGCTAATATTTATGTATAAACATCCTGATGTCTGGAAAACAGAGGATAAAAAGAAAGATAAAAAAACTCAAAGAGAAATAAAAAAATATACATTAAATTCTATAATAACAAAAATAGAAAATACTCCTAAATTATATTATGAAATAGAAGAATATACGAATAAAACATCAATGGATTGGAAGAGTTCATATTTCATTTTTTCATTCTATTTATTTCTAAATGCGGTAAATTATACTCCAACATGGATAAAATCTACTATGAAATTTAATTTATAAAAATAATATTAGAATGTGATAATAGAAAGATTTAATATATTTAAAAACAAAGAAGAAAAATATTTCTTGATTTTACACAGACCAAATGAAGGAGATTATTCTATATTATATAAACTTACTCACGGAATTGAGGATTTTATTACTACTGATGAAATAAATTCAAGTAATATAAATATTCTAAAAGGGAAAAATAATAATATTGAAAGTTTTCCTACAATTGAATTAGCCAATGATAGATTAGATAATATACTACATAAATATAGTGATTCTCAATGGACTAATAGAAATAATTGGATGATAAAAACTTTTGACGAGTTGAATTTTTTATTCACTACAAATAAATTTAATTTATAATTATGATAGTAGAAAAATTTAACATATTTAAAAAGAAAGAAGAAAATAAACAAAAATATTTATTAATTTTGAATAGACCAACTAAAGGTGATAAATTGATATTGATGAATCTTCCATATGAATCTAGTGATGTAATATCTTCTATTGATATTAATAAATTTAATTCAAATACAATTTATAATATTAATAACACAGCTTGTTTTTTTACAACAAAACAAGCAGAGCGTAGATTAGATTATATATTAGACAAATATCCAGATTATGATTGGAATAATAAGGATAATTGGTCAATAATAACAAGAGATGATTTGGATTTATTAATATCAACTAATAAATTTAATATATAAAAAAAAAATATAAAAGGCATGAAAAAAATAGTAGACTATGGAGAATATATAAAAGAATATATAAAATTTCCATATGGTGGAAAAATTGATGGCGAACATAAAAAACCAATTTCAGATGAAGACTTTGATAAAAATCCTAGTCAAAAAGGAATAACAAGTGATGCATATACAGTGGAAAGAGAGAAAAATGATGAAAGAAAAATAAGTCTAATGGGTGATACATTATCGGATTATGGTGAATCAGATTATATTAAAAAATTAATTGAATCTATAAATTATTATTTAACTGAAAAAAGTAAATATTATTTTTTAGGAATAAAAAACAATCTTGAGAATTTACCATCAAATGTTATTGAACATTTTAATATAGATAGTACAACAGAT